GCGCCGTCCGGGGCCGCGCAGACCCCCGGGGAGGGGGTTGCTGGGGGGTGTTTCCGCAGGTCAGAGGCTTGCGGGTGTGTCGGCGTTTGTGCAGGTCAGGGCACATTTTGGGCCGCCAGCTAACTTTCGGGCCGCGTTCGATCAGGTGTTCGATCCGCGGGCCTCGGCGCGGGACTTCGGCGCGTGGCACGCCTTGCATAGGGTGCGCAGGTTGTCAAGTGTGTCTGTGCCGCCGCGTGATCGGGGTTGTATGTGGTCGGCGTGGAGTTCGCCGGTGTCGGGTTGTGCTTGGCGGCCGCATTGTTGGCAGGTCCAGTTGTCGCGGCGGAATGTGGCTTGTTGCAGGCGGTGTGGGACTTTGCGTCCTTGGTGGTTGCCCCAACGGTGTGTGGTGTGTTGGGGGCATGTGCCGGTTGTGGTGAGTGTGGTGCAGCCTGCGTGTCGGCAGACTTTGGGAGCTCTGGGCATCAGATTGGTTGGGTGTCAGTGGTCCAGGTGTCTCGTCCGCCGTGTTGCCATGCGACGCGTCCTGGTGGTCGTGGTTGGTTGTCGTTTCTGGTTGCGATGACTGGTGCCGTGTCTGCGTGGTTTACGAGGCTGGGCCAGGTGTAGGCGATGGTGTGTCCGGCTCGGCGTGCCCATGTGGTGATTGCTTCGTCGATGGGTTTGCCGTTGGGCAGGTTGTTGAGCATGTGGGGTACGAGGTCGGTGTGTATGGCGACGCCTACTGCGTGGAGTAGGCGTCGGCAGGTGAGCCAGTGTGCTGTGGTGTCAGCGGCTTTGGCGATGCGTTGTTGGTATTCGCGGGGTCGTTCTCGCCCGAGGTAGAGGCTGACCACTGGGCTGGGTGCCACTGCTAGCGCTGCGTCGAGCTGGTCGCGGAAGTTGTTGCACGGTATGGCGTCGTCTTCGAGGACCACGAGCCAGTCTGTGTTGTGGCGGGTGAGGTGTTGCCACACTTTGCGGTGGTTGGTTTCGCATCCGAGTGCGCCGTTGTCGATGTTCATGTATGCGGCGCCCACGGTTTCCATGAGTTGGTGGGCTTGTTCTGCGCGTGTGGTGTGGGCGACGATGCCGATGGTGTAGGTCATGTGTGGTCCCAGTATGGTCCGGGGCATGTGTCCCACGGTCCTCCCCAGTGGACTCCGTCTGGTCCTGGCCCGTGCCACGCTGGCTCTACGCCGGCGGCGCGTGCGCCGTAGATGTCGTAGGAGCGGTCACCGGTTGCCGGGGTGAGGTTTTCGAAGTCGATGAGCAGCACGCCGCGGTCGGGGTGTACGACGACGTTGATCAGGCAGGGGTCGCAGTGCCACCAGCCGGCGGCGTGGATGGCGGCGAGCAGATCCCACAGCGGCTCAGCGTAGCGCCGGGACCAGTTGGGGTGGATGTTGAGGATCGGGGTGCAGCGTTCGACCTCGATCCACATGGGCCCGAAGTCGATGAGTTTGGGCGTGGCCCATGGCATCGTGCGGTATGCCTGTAGTTCTTTCTCCCAGGCGATCTGCGTGGTGAACTGCTTGTGCACGGTGCGTCGGTGGATGGTGGTGGTTGCGAGGCCCATTTGTGTGTCTCCACGTTGCTCCGGCTGGGCGGGCGTTGTTCACGAGGTCTTTGGTCGTATGTGTGTGGTTTTCACGGCGACGGTGATGTGTGGTGTGAGTCGTGGTGTGATGCTGCCGTAGTCGTATTCGGGGTCGATGGCGATGGAGCATCTGACCCAGCCTCCGGCTTGGATTTTCTCGACGGTGCCTTCGTGTTCGATTCCGTCGAAGTCAACCCATACGTCGTCGCCGGGTTTCAGGTTCTGGTCCATGTTTATTTGTGCCTCCACCAGCTCCACGGGTTGCGCTCGGTAGCTTTGAAAACTGTTGCGACGCGCGGACCGTAGACGAGACGGTCTGCGTGTTTGGTGTAGGCAACATAGTTGAGTGTGGCCATGTCACCGATGATGGTGCCTTTGGTGTCTTCTTTGTGCCAGATGCGTCGTTGTTGGTCTTCGTGGTCGGCGATCATGTCGTGTGCGAATGCCATGACGGTTTCCCGGTCACCGCCCACGATCCCCGCGTTCAATAGGGTGCGGTCGGCGTGGGTGTCGATGAATGTTTGCAGGTGGGTGGCTTTGTGGTTGTCGCGCATCCAGTCGATGCCCACGACGGCGGGTTCGTGGCCGACGTATAGTTTCCCGGTTTCCATGTGTTTCCAGGGTGCGTTGAGCATTTCGACGTCGGTGCCGTCCACGCACCACACCCATTGGACGTCGGGGTTGGCGCGTAACCATTGGTAGTACAGGTACCAGCGCGCGAAGTATGGGTTGTCTACTGGGCTGGTGACGCGCTCGAATGACGCCTGCGGGTGGGTGAGTGGGTTGTCGCACAGCACGACGGTTTCGGCGTCGGTGATTGAGTTGATCAGCGTTTCGAGAAGTTTGACGTCGGGCCGCATGCGTGTGTTGCGTTGCGGGTCAGGTTTGTTCGACAGCAGGCAGGTCAGCACCACACGCCGGTCAGGTTCCACGATGGGGATGTGGTGGCTACTGGTGTAGTGGTGTTTCCAGTACAACTCGGCATTGCGGGTGGCGACGGCTTTACGTTCTTCGGTGGGGACGGAGCGTTTCACTTCGAGGTGCTCATCCATGGAGTGGATGAGCTTGTTGGAGCCGCACACGTCGCCGTACCGGAATGTGGTGAGGCCGGCGTTGTAGATGCGGTCGGACCAGGAGGGGTGTTCCCATCCCCAGCCGCCGAACTCTGGGTCGAGGCCGCCGACTGTTTCGATGACGCTGCGGTGTACGTAGATCATGCAGCCGCGGGCACCGGTCAGCGCGAAGTGGTGTCCGTCGTCGTAGACCTTCGTGACGTCGTTGAGTTTCCGCCCGCCGGCCAGGTCGACGAACTGGTACATCAGGTGGGGCTCGGGTGAGTCGATGTAGGGCTGAAACCAGTTGTCGGCGATCGGGTAGCAGTCGTCGTCGAACAGGAAGATGTGTTCGCAGCCGTTGAGTAGTTCGAGGCATTTGTTTTTGGCGCGGGCAATGCCTGCGCGTTGAGGGAACCGATAGGTGGCTGCCGGGTATGGTTCGTCGCTGGCGTCATCGATGATGACGAGTTTGGCGTTGGGTGTGTGGCGGCGAATTTTGGCGATTGTCTCGTCGGCGATGGTGTTCCGGTTTCGGGTGGTGACTCCGATTCCGATTGGAGTTCCGTTGGTGGTTTCGGGAACGTATCGGGTTCCGTTGATCACGACGTCGGTCATGTGTGGGCTCAGTTCGTCACTCGTACCATTCGCCGCAGTCTGGGCAGTCGGCGTCGCCGCAGTAGCAGATGTTGCGGTCTGTGGTTCGTCCGGTTTTGCGTTCGCGGTGCCGGTTTCGGTGCGGCTGGGCAGCGTTGGATCGGCGTAGTTCGAGGCGGGCGCGGGCGGCGTCATCCATTGGTGCAGTCCAGCATCCAGCCGTTCTTGCGTGTGGTCACGCGGATTGTGGTGTCCTCATGTTTCGCCCCGGCCATCGCGAGGGTGGCGGCTTTGGCGAGCGCGGCCATGATCGGCAACATCCAAGGCTCGTTGGGTCCAGCTTTCTGGACCGCTTGAACATCGGGTGGCGTGGTGGTCCACTGGCCGGGGTCGGCGTGCATGAGCACTTTCCCGTCAACTTCAATGTGGATCACTGTTCAGCTGCTTTCTGCAACGCTTTCGCGGGGACAACAACATCGTTGCTTGCCTTGTCGATGGTGATCGACAGGACAGGCTGGCCCGTGGGTGTGGTGCGGATGTTGATGACGCGGTGCCCGGTTGGTGCGTCGGCTGCTTGCTGGCGTAGTTGTTCGTGCTCTTCGCGTGTGAGGATCACATAGTTTTGTGTGATCGCCGCGGCGAGTGCTTCCGCGACCAGTTTCGGGGTGTCGAGGTGCGGTAGGCCTGCTTCTTCAGCGAACTGGCCGGCGAGTTCCGGGGGGACACTGATAGGTCGTAGTCCCGGCAGGAGGATCGGGAAGGGTTTGGTGTTTTCGTCGCCGGGGTGAACCAGGTTGTTCAGCGTGCGGTTAAGGAAGTCCGTGAGGTCTGTGAGGCTGCTCATTTGGGATATTCGCCTGCGAGGCCGTCGCTGATTCTGTCAGCCCACCCTTCGCCACCGATTGTGCCGGCGCCGTCCTGCAAGTTGATACGCCACGACTCCGGATCAATATCATTCGGGAGTCGGCAAGCCTTGCTGCACGCCGAGAAACGAACCTTGCCGCAAGGGTCGGGGCAGACACGAAGGTGAAGGGTTGGCATCGTCAGGCTCCCCGAGCGCCGATACCACCGCCGCCTCGATGCTTCACTTCCTTCGCGGCAGCTTTCCCGATCTCGGTGAAGTCAGACATGGTTGGTGCTATCTCTCCTGGCGTGTGGGCGGGGTAACCGGTCAAGCAGCTGGTCGAGTATGCGTTCAGCGGCGGCGATGATGTCCGGGTTGCCTGCCTGCCGTGCAAGTTTCAGATTGAAATGCGCGCCTTGGATGCGTTCGGTCAGTGTGCGCGGCGCAGGGAAAGCACTCATCGGTGCCGCCTGGCCTTTACGCGGGTAGCGTGTTCAGCTTTGGCTACATCCAGGACGCGGTAAACGTTGTGCCCGGTGCGGTTCTTTCCGGACGGTGCGAGGGTGCCACGGTTGACCCACACATAGATGGTGCTGGTGGTGACACCGCATAGTGCGGCCGCTTCTGCTGCGGTGACGAGTGTGTCGATACCGTCAGGGGTGAGGACTGCGGTTCCTGCCATCTAGCTCGGCCCTTCCCGGATGTGAGCATGAAAAATGCCCACAAACCCGAAAGCTCGTCCGGGTGCGGGCATAGTTCTTCTACTGGCAGTCATCTTACACGAAAGATCAACCGGCTTGTTGTTGTTCGGACTCGATGAGCGTGTCGAGGCATACGCGGATGAGCCATTTGTAGTTTTTCCCGTCGGGGTCGTCGCGGACGATGTAGGTGCAGTCGGGGTTGCCGCATGCGATGTAGTCGTTGCCGCCCATTCCGATGGTGCGTTCCATTGCGAGTAGTCCGCAGGATGGGCAGGGCACGGGGAGTGTGTATTTGGGTGCTTTGGTGTATCCGAGTATGCGGAGGATTCGGTGGTGCAGGTCGGGTAGTTCTTTGAGGTCGTCGTGGGTGACGAGTTGGGTGAGTTGTTCGCAGCGTGGTTCGAGGTATTTCCAGGCGGCGATGATTCGTTGTTGTTCGTTTCCGTGGGGTGGTGGGGTTTCGTTGCGTTGTTCGGCGAGGTAGTCGTGCCAGCTTGTGAGCATGTCGGCGATGAGTGCTGCGGTGTCGCTGGCCCATTCGGCGGGGTGTCCGTAGGTGTGGGTTTTGGTGTGTCGGAGGGTTTGTTGGCGTGGTGGTGTGGGGAGTTGGGTGTGAAGGTGGAGCCAGTCGATGGTGAGCCTGTAGAGGGTGTAGCGGAGTTTGTTGGGGTTCATGTGTTTTGGTTTGGTGAGTGTTTCCGCATGGGCGTCGGTGTCGATCGGCTTGGTCACTTGTCGAATGCCTTCCTGAACATCGCTTCCTGTTCCCGTAGTTCCTTCTCGCGGCGTTCAAGCCATTCCGCTGCGCCGACACCGACCTCTGCCGGGACGTCGGCGAGGTGGGCGTAGATGTCTGCTTGGCGCTGGCAGAACGCCCGATACTCGTCGGGGTCTTGGATGGGGCATTTTTTGAGGGTGTTGGTGGCGGCGTTGAGCGCGTCCCACGCGGCGATCCACGCCCCCACACGAGCATCAGACATCGTTACTCCGTAGGTCCTGTGGGCCAGATATGCCCGGTGTCATCGGTGTGCTGTTGAACTCCCGCCTCCAGCTGCACGTCATCGCGAGTGTTCATGGACCAGCCGCAATCGCACTCGGCGTGGCTGCCCACCTGTACTTCGATGTACATAAGTGGCGGGGCTTCTTTGGCCCCGGTCGTGCAGATACTGTTCCAGCGGTCCCATTCCGCGCCGCAGTGACATTCCGGGCCACTTAGCCGTTCGTGGCTGCCGGGGATCATGAAGTGGTCGCTCACTGTTTCCCCTCCTGGTTGGGTTCAGACTGCACAACCGACCCGACATCGCTGGGCAATTCGGTGTTGACCTCTACCCACCACAGTCCAGGCTGCCCAGGTACAGCCTCGCGGCGGACGAGAATGCCGCCGCTATGCGACTGGAACTCAAGCGCATCCTCTAGGCTGTCGTGCTCCTGGATCCACTCGCCCCCGTCTGGACGCGGTTGCTTCAGTGCGTAGACGCTCATTTGTGGTGTCCTTTGCAGTCGGTGGAATGCTCGGCACGGGGCTGGAAACACGCCGGACAAACAGGGCTCTCAACGAGGAACCGGGCCTGGGAAGCAAGAATCACGGACAAGGTCACGGTTGGTCCTTTTCGGCTAGTAGTTGGGCGATAGCGATCAGAGCGTGAGTGGTCGCTGACTCGTATGCGGCTTGGCGGGCTTCTTCCCGCGCGAACTCGATGTGCTCGGCGGGGGTTTCAGGTGGTTTCGGCATGCGGCTAGAACGGCGGAGCCCAGGCGTCGATGAGGACGTCGAACGCGGCGTCAGCCATGCGGCGCCACGCGTCCTTCTCCTGCTCCGTGAGGGTGTTCCAGGGGAACATGCGGCCGGAGCTGGTGGTTTCGCAGATGGCTTGCGCGGCTCTCTCAACCAGAGCTGCACGCTCAGGAGTAGTAGTCACAGGTGGTTTTCCCTCACGTGTCGCCGCACCTCAGCCAAAGCGCGGCTGCATTCAGTGGTGTGATCGAGCAGATCATCATTTGTCTGGCTCCGGTGATACGCAAGGTCCATGGCTTCGTACGCTCTGCGCATCGCTGCATTGATCTCCTTGCGCTTCTGACCCTCGTACCAAAGGTGGTCGCTCATGGTTTTCCTTTCGTGAGCCATTCCGCCCACCCCTGATCCACCACAGGCCGTGGCGGTGTGGTGTCCGGGATGATGTGAATATCCGTATGCCCCGTGTTGATCGAGTGCTTGTCGGCCTTGTCCCTGCCGCAGTCTTCGCACGGCTGGTCCCAGACACGGTTGCACTCCCTGCAATGAACCTGAATCACCGCGGAACCTCCCGCCAATCCCGGCAACTGAACGTCCACAGTGACTCCCCGTACGGCGCCGGTCGGCCCGCATGGGTGATGGTTTTCGCCAGCACGTGTTGCTCACCGATCGCGGTGATCTCGATGATCGTTTCGCCACGTCCTTCGTCGCCGGCAAGTCGGGTTCCGACTGTCCAGCCGTTGCGGCGTGCGGTGTCCGCGTCGCTCATGCCTCGCTCCATCCCGACACCCAGCGGGCCGCAGCACGGTCCCCAATCCATCCGGGCGGGAGAATCCAACCCTCCCTTGCGGGCAGGGTTTCGCGGGTGAGTCCTCCGAGGGCTTTGTCGATTTCCTCGGCCACATGCGCTGCGTGCTCGCGGCTGAGTCGGTCTTCCTCGCCGCATGCCCAGGTTCGATCAAACGAGGGGCGCCAGTCGCAGCCCCTTCCGCATCCGAGGATGCCCCCGTGCCATTGGTGTTTCTGCACAACCCCAGCGATCACGTTCTGGGCTTCGCTGCTCACGCTTCCTCCAAAGAGTCGATTGCTTTCAGAACAGATGCCTTAGCGGCGCCATACGGGGGGAACCCTTCGGCCCATCTGCGTACGACCAGGAGGCTTGTCTGACACTTGGCTGCCACGGCGGTGATGCCGTACTTGTCCACTGCGGCTTTTACGGATGCCCGGAATGCGTCGTCGCTCACGCTTCCCCCTCGGTATCCAGTGCATCGAGGATCTTGTACGGATACAGCGGTCCGTGCGACGGGTCTTCGCACAGTTCTCGGATTCGTGTTTCCTGCGCCCGGAGACGCTCAACCTCGGCGATCAACTCGGGAACCAACGAACGCGCAGAAGCAATAAACTCGGCGTCTGCAACAGTCGGGGGCCAGCAGCACTGCCGCGCGGCATGTGTTGCCCCACGCACCTTCAGGACATTCAGACGGTGCATGTTCGGATCGAACGTGTGAGTGATCTCGCGGACGTACCACTCATCAACCGTCGCCCCTGGCATCGCATGGACACTCGTCTCCCATGGTCCTTCTGTGACGCCTTCCAGTGCTGCTTTCGCGCGCTCCACAACATCACTCACTTGTCTTCCCCCTCGGCTACAACAGCGGCAGCAGCCCACCAACCCGCAACCTTCAACGCATCAGCTGGAGTCACGCCGTCCCACTGGTCGTAAACCATGCCGTCGTGCGCGTACACACCACGCTCGGACAGGTGAGTGTCCCGAGGTCCGCCGTTGAACCCCACACCCTTCATCCCGGCTTCGGGCTCATCGACGTACGACGGTTCGGGTAGTTGGATTACCGCCACACCCGGAAGAGACGCGATGACATCAGCGAGCTTTCCGGGGAGCGCATCCCAGTCCGCCTGGTCGGCAGCATCCTCGGGGTCGGTCCACAGCCGCTTCAGGGCTTCGCTGAGGGCTTCTGTGAGTACTGCACGCAACTCGGGGTTGTTCATTCGTCGCCTTTCGGTTCTCGGTTTCTGTCTGTGAGCCGCCCGAAGTGGATGACCCGACCGGGCAGCGGCTTCCCCGGCCGAATCGTGTTCATGCAGGGTTTGCCTTTGGGGGCTTTGCAGATGTCACACGACCGCGCAGCTTGGGCGGCCTGGACACGAGGATCATCCGGCGACGAGACGAACATGGTCATCGGTCGTCATCTCCCAGCGGCTGCTCCCACAACGACTCTGGAGGCAGCGAGAAACCCAGCAGCACCATGGCCTCACGCGCTCGACGTTGGCAGTCCAGATGCCAACCCGTGTCATTGACGTATCCGACGCACGGAAGTGGACATGCAAGCTTTGAAAGGACCGCGTAGACCGTGATCGGGTCATAGCGCTCGATGTCGCTGAGCTGATCGAGAAGATTGTCGTGTTGCTTCTCGAACTGCTCCAGAATCCCTCGGATGTCGGGTTTGGCGTGATGCTTACCCATTGCGTTCGTCTCCTGGTGTTGATTGCGGGGGCTGTGCGCCACGTGGAGCGACTTTCGGGGCAGGGTTGGTATCAGCGTCCCGAGAACCCGCAGAGCGGCTGTCAGCGATCCTGTGCGAATGAGCCGGAAACGCCTCCAACACCTTCAACACCCGACCCTTCCCATCCCGAACCACACACGGCTCACCCACCCCAGCCCGACAATCACGACACGAAACCTTCAACGCCTCCTGATGGATCGTCGTCCCACGCCAGTCCTTCATCGAACCCGCTCCTGGCTACGGCCGAGCGGAGCGAAGGCCGAAATCTTCTCCCATTTGAGGGAAATTCGTTCTACCCCCTGCGCGCGATACCCAACGTAAGAAGAGAGACCAAAGGTGAGTAGTTCTTTGTGAGTACGTACGTTACGTACGTGCATTGCTTTGGTGGCATTGCTTCCAAGCAATGCTTGGCTGATGCTTGCAAGCATGATTTAAACCGCCTGCCAATCCGTTTCAAGTAGAAGGTCCATCGCCTTCTTGCCGGGAGGCAGCAGGAAGCATTCAGCCCACCCACCACCGGCTTTGCCAAGATATGGTTCGGCCGACTTCCAGTCTGGGAACGCCGGAAGGCATGCTTTTCGGAGGGCGTCCAGCACTACAGATTCGAACTCAAACGCATCGGATGAGGTGTCGAAGGCGATCAGATCAACGACCTCTGCGCCCCGCAGAACGAACGATCTCCAGCGCTGATTACAGCTGAATCCGGCCTTGATTACGCCTATCTTCGGCCACTGGACGACGTACACGTGTGGCCTCGTTGCCTTATATCCCATGAAGGTTGACCACCTTCCCCTGCTTGGCCCACCTAGCAGCTGCGCCCTTTTGAGCTCGCTCTCGACGCTTCTGTTCATCGATCCCGGCGAGCTGGTACTCATCCCATCCGTTGATCTGCCATCCACCGGGAGCTGGTTCCCACAGTTGCGACGAGACCAGACGGTTCGCGTCGGTTGCCGTAGCGCCGAAGATCCGCAGAGCGGCCTTAGGAATGAAGCCGGCCAAGCCATGCCTGCCCGAGTAAGTCATTGCCTCCAGGTGGACGACGATCGCCTTGTACTGCTTGTCCTCCTTGAGGTACAACAGTTTCGGGTTCTCAAACATTGTGGTTTCGAGTCGAATCCACTTCAGTCCAGCCACGTGTCCTCCTCTTCGTCTTCTGTGCCTTCGAATCCTGGGCATAGGCACTGCGTGTACCGGGTCATGTCATCCGCATCCACACCCAGCCGGGTTCGGCATTGGGGTGTGTGGGTGGAGCGGGGATGATCACACAACAAGCAATCACTCACGAGGCCGCCTCTTCCGGGATGTGTGCCCTGTGATCAGCGAGCGCGTGGTGCCGGCGGATGAACGCCTCAGCTTCGTCCGTGCTGTTGAACTCGGCGGACACCGGGCGGCCTTGGGTGCGGGCGCATTCGGCGCAAGCAACGGTGATCACGCTGCCACCTCCACAGACAGGAGCCACCGCAACGCTGCCGCCGCCTGCTGCGGAACAACACCATTACCGATGATCCGCAACTGGTCATTCCTAGAAAGGCCCGGAACCTCCGTGACCCAGCCGGCAGGCCAGCCCATCATCCACTCAGGAAACGCCGCGGCGAGCCGAGGATTGCCGTTGCGGTTCGGCTCAGTCGGGTTCGGTGCAGGCCGCGTCACCGCCTCCCAACGCGCGATGGCCGGCGCGTACTTGCCCCACTGTCCAGCGCAGCGGATGATTCGCGTCTCGACGTCATCCATGCGCTCGGCCCGGTGCAGCGGGTTCGGGCCGCCGTCGCCGTCGGACTTGCGGGGCGTCGGCAGCAGCTCACGCACGGTTCCGGGGAGCGTGGACTGGTGCCCGGTGCTGTTGTAGCGCCCACCACCGTTGCCGTCCTGAGCATTCGGCGTCGGCAGCAAGTCACCATTCCCGTATGCGCGGGCCACGCCAGGCAACAGCAGCTCATGCCCCCGATCTCCAGATCGAGACATATGCCCACCGTTGCCATCGGCAGCGCTCGGTGTCGGCAGCAGGTCCGCGATGGCTGACATGCACGGCGAATTACGGTTCATGTCGGCTGGCCCGGTGCCCTTGAAGTCCCGTGCTACCGGCGTTGGTGGCAGGTCTACAACGGTGGTATCGCAATTGTTCGGGTCGGGGCAGTAGTCGTCATTCCGTAGCGCCGGTTCGCCTGCTTCCGCGCGGCGCAGCGCGGCGGCGCAGTGCTGGCACAGGCCAGGTTGCAGGTCTACGGCTGCCAACTCATCGGCAGTTCGGCCCAATCGTTGAATTCCCGCGGCAACCGGCCTTCGGCAATTTCGATCGCCTGCTCCAGACTCGGGGACGATCGCGAGTCCTTCCGCGTTGCAGCCCCGTACGATGTTCTCTCTGCACTCCCCCGCGGGGTCGGTAACGAAGAGGAACACTCGCTCTCGCTGGTGTGGGGCTCCGATGTCGGAAGCTCGTATGCTCGTCCATCGGACATGTAGCCCGTCTTCGGCCAGGTCTCCGAGTACTCGATCGAACCCCAGAGACCGATGTCCGGCCACATTTTCCAGGACCGTGTATCGGGGTCGTACTCGGCGAATTGCTTCCCGTACGTAGGGCCAGATGTGGCGCTCATCGTTGGTTCCTTTTCGTTGCCCTGCATGGGAGAACGGCTGGCATGGGTATCCGCCACAGAGAATGTCGACGGGTTCGACGGTGTCCCAGTTGATGGTGGTGATGTCGCCGTGGTTGGGCACGCCGGGGTAGTGGTGTGCGAGGACTTTCGAGGCAGCGGGGTCTACTTCGCAGTGCCACACCGTGTGCGCGCTGAATACGTGTTCTACGGCGCGGTCGAGGCCCGCGGCACCTGAGCAGATGGATCCGATTTTCATGGGACCTGCCAGTTGATGGTGTCTCCTTGCTGGAGAATCTGTTCCAGGTATTTGACGGCGGTGACGGTGGAGTTGAAGCATTTCGGTGGTTCGGTTCCACCGGTGACGATGTAATGGGGCCACGTCCCAGAAACCGTGTACATCACCTGAACAGCCCCTTCACGAGGAAGTACGCCAGCGACGGGGGTCCGGTGAATGCGAGGACGATGTAGGCGATCGCTTCGAGTTGTTCGGGTGTGAGGTTCATTGTGTTGCCTCCACAGGGTTAGGTATCCGGTAGGTGTTTCCGTCGTCGTCGAGCAGCACCCATTGGCTGCGGTAGAGGACGGGAATCTGGATGGGGGATTGGGTTTGACGAACAAGCCAGCCTTCGGCGAACGCTTGCGCCCGATAGGACTCGACATGCCGGTGGCAAGCACCGCAGAGCCAACCAGCATTGGAAGGAAGGTTGGTGTCCTCACGGCGAGACGATCCGAGACCACGGGGCCTGCGATGGTGTGCAGTAGCGTCTGAGGCGTACTCTCCGCAGCGTTCACAACGACCGTGAGCACGCTCCCAGATCAGTTCCTTGACCTCCGGGGGAAACCCCGTGAACCGGCGGCTCATGCTTCGGCCCTTTTCATTTCGCGTGCAAGGTCAGTGATCAGATCCCCCAGGACGGTGGAGTTTCCGTCCCGATCTACAGTCGGAGCGACGGTGAGTTTGTGACCAGACACCTCGTCATAGAGGGCTTTGAGTTCCTCACGCGTAGACGCCGCGAGGGCTTGTTTTCGGTACTCCGCCACCGTGGGGACACGCGCCCCGTCCGACAGCCAGTCCCGAATCTGGTGGGCGAACTCCTCCCCCGGCATCGGCACAACAGCCTTGGCAAGGGTGTGGATTCGGGACTTCACCACCGTGAGTGTGTTGTCGTGATCCAGGTCGCCGACAACGTCGAACTCATACTCGATTCCGTCGCGCTGTTCCGGTTTCATGCCCACCTTGCGAGGGGTCTTCTTGCCGCGCTCGTTCTCTTCGATGACGTACTCGGTTTTTGACCGCATGGTGACGATGATGTGACCGGGATAGGACACCAGGGCGTCGATCATGCGGCGTTCGTCGGGTCGGACTTCTTTCCACCCGGCGAACGTGTTGCCCCGTACGGCGTGCCTGTCGGCCTGCTCAAGCATGCCGTCGACACCCATCCAGTAGTGGGACAGGGAGTCGACAATGACGCAGCCGTACTCCCCGCCAGCCGCCAACCCCAACAGTTCCACGAGGGACAGGGGTGAGAAGCTATCTGGCTGTACGGTGTCGAACTGCCAGCCGTTGAGCCCCACATACTTTGAGGCAGATCCGCGTTCGGTGTCGATGACCGCAACCTTGTCCGCAAGAGCAGTGCCGAGCGCGAGGGCAGTGTAGGTTTTGCCGCTGCCGCTAGGCCCGGACAGAGCGATACGGGCATACGATGCTTCTCGGGTTGCGGGTTTGAAGGACAGGCTCATTCGGTCACCTCCGCAGCAGCAGCGGCAGCGGCCATCGCGGCGTCCAACGTTTCCTCATACCCCCACGCCAAAACCCGCGCACACGTGTTGTCCTCCACAGACCAACGGAAATCACCAGCCGCATCGGACGGATTGATCCACGCGTTGCGCCGGTCACCGGGGAGTTCTGCACGCCACCTACCGGGGCCAACAAAACCGGTGAACCACTCCCACGTGAGGGTCTGGCCTTCGCTGCTCATGCTGTCCACCTATCCGCGAGCCGGTCCAACGAGCCGATCACCGCATCAACCCGAGACAACGCCTTGGACACGACTTCCAAATTCAGTTCCAGCGCTTCACGATCCAGGAACGGCAACCGCGGCCCCTCCGACAACAACTCATGCAAAGCACACCTCGCGTCATCAAGTGCGGCTGCGCCGGCTTTCGCGTCATCCCTCGCAGTGATGACCCTCGTATCAGTGATCATTCGTCTTCCTTGTCTTGGTATTTGGAGCAGCGGCAGCGTTCATGCCCGGCAGGGCCGTGATAGTTGGTGGCTTCACAACTGGTGTCCCACACTTGGCGGAACCGATCCCACGCATACCTGTGCCAGGACCGGTTGTGCCCACACCTGCACATCACGACGCCTCCAGCCGGCGGAACCGCACCATCAACGACTGATATTCGGCGATCTGCTTGGGCTTCCACGCCCGCCCAGGAAAGTGCTTCTCAATGGTGGTGCGGGACACCCCCAATGTGCTGGCAACCTCCTGGTAGGGGGCGCCGTCCTCGAGGAGGTATTCGGCGAACTCCAGCTGGTCTGCGGTGAGTGGGGTGAACCTGTCAGGGTTCATCACCCGCGCATCGGCTGCGGCCCTCACACGAGTAACCGTGCGTGGTGAGCACCCCACAACCTCAGCAATATGCCTGGCGGAGAACCCGTCACGAGTCATCGCCAGCACCGTTTTCACCTGCTCAGGGGTGAGCCTGTTTCCGTTGCTCATGCGACCTGCTCCACTTCCTCAGTGATCCACGCGAACGGATCCTCCACATCAGGGATGCCAGCCAACGCGGCCATGAGTAGTTGGGTGCGCTGGTCCTCGGGAAGCTTGGTGAGGTAGTCCCACACGCCGATGGAGTCGCCGACACGGATACGCCTGGACAGCCACACAACGGTTGCGGCGGTTTGCGATTCCCAATCAGCTGCCACCGACTGGCCCGACATAGGGCATTCCTGCAGCAGCTTGTCCGGGTGTGCTTCCACAATCCCGGTGTGGATCACCCACGCGGCTTGACCACACAGGGGGCACTGCTGCTGTTCTGCGTCGGCCAAGTCGGCACGATCACGTTCGATGGTTCTGACTGTGCAAAACGATCGCCGAGCCAACTCAACCTCAGGGAGGTTCGGCCGGCGACGCACCAACATTCGACGCTCATCGGTGTTGAGCCGCATCGGTGTTCCGTTGGAGGCGCACTCGACAGCGAACCAGTCGATGTTCATGCTCCCCGCCTCTGCTGTCGGCGAGCCAACGCATAGGCACGGTTCTTGCATTTCGTGGAGCAATACTTGGCGCGGCGGTGTTTCGGTGTGAAGTCGCTACCGCAGATCGCGCAAGGCATCATTTTGCGTTGGTTCACCGGGGTCATTTCTCCACGCCTGATAGCGCGTCGTTCCTTCTCCGTGAATCCACCCCAAATACCCCAGCCCTCATTGTTTTCCAGGGCGTATTCGAGGCAGCGTGCTTGTGCGGGGCATTTCCAGCAGGTTTCTTTGGCGTCGTCGTTGCGGATCCCTTTCTCGGGGAACCACGCCTCCGGGTCGATCTGTGTGCAGATCGCGTCGCGGCGCCAGTCTTCGGTGTGAACTTCAGCCAACCGGATGAACGGGGAATTCGGCATCACACCCACCCCGTGCCGCTCAAATGTTCAGGGCAGAACGATGCGGTGGCGGCACCCACGAAATACCCTGAGTCATACAGGTCCAGGTTGGAGTTGTTGTACACGAAGACTGAGGCTTCGTACATGGTGTATCCGGTGTCGAGGACGTCGCAGACGGCTTTGCCGGCGTTGATGACGGCGGGTTTGGAGCTGTAGGTGATGCCTTCGGAGTCGAGTGCCATGACGAACGCGTCGGATGTGATGTCTGCTTTGGCTTCTGGTGCGGCGAGTCCGGGGCCGATGATGCCCGCGGCGATCAACAGGGGCATGGTCCACCAGTACCGCCAGGACTTCTCGTTGCGCCTCATGCTGCGTCTCCCTCGGTGAGGTAGTCACGCAACAACCCGACAACAGCGTCGCCGTTCATCTGCTCCCAGATCGTCGGCTCGTTCTCCCAGTGCACCGGGGGCAGGAACGGGCGGAACCACGACACACTCTCCGTGTGGATCAACACCAACTCCGCCAGGTCCTCCAGTTCCTTCAAGAGGTCGAGGTCAGCCATGGGTGGGTTGGTGGTGACGGGGAGGTCGGACCAGTTGGTTTGGTGGTGGTCCCACCATGCGGGTTTAGAATCTGGGGTTAGCATCGGAAGCGTCCTTTCTTTGGTTGTGTTGTTTCCGGTGTTAGGGCCGTCGTCCCGCGCAATGGGGCGGCGGCCCGCCTGCGTCAGCCGTGGATCCGCGCCAGAGCGGAATTGATATCTGCTGCGTCAATCTCGGTTGCAGGGTCGAGGTCGGCGAGTTCGCGCCACCGGGTAATCGACTGCCGCGTGAACTCGATGAGTGCGCCTCTCCATGCGGCGCTCTCTGCGGCGTACCGTGCGGCGCTCCATGCGCGGCTCTCTGCGGCGCTCCGTGCGGGGCTACAGGCGTACCCTGCGGCGCTCTCTGCGACGCTCTCTGCGGCGCTCCATGCGGCGCTCCATGCGCGGCTCTCTGCGGCGCTCCGTGCGGGGCTACAGGCGTACCCTGCGGCGCTCTCTGCGGCGCTCTCTGCGGCGCTCCATGCGGCGCTCCGTGCGGCCCACGCAAACGGCACCTGACCCGCCGCCGCCTGACGGTGCAAATCCGCAATCTCGCGGATCGCCACCGCACCAACCTCATCCGCGAACCGGACGGCGCCCCACTCTGGGGAGTCCAGCATGTCGGCAATCCACAACGCGTGGACAGCATCCGAAACACCTGCAGTGCCGACTGTCTTCCAACCCAAGTCGAGAACCAGCACACTGTTCTCGGGTGATAGAAATCCGTCAGGTCCAGCAAGTTGGTCGTTGCACATCTGCACCAGGGCGGCCAGTGGGCGTGCTGAGCACTCAGGGTAGTCGGTGATTTTGGTGTCGCCGTTGATGTATGAGATGACGTTCATGGCGCAGCATTTCCCGGAGCCGGGTTGGTGGCTGCCTTTCGCGAGGCGCAGAGGGTGGGTGATTCGGTCGAGATCAATGGACATCGGGAGTTCCTCTTCTTTGTTTGGATGGGTCGATCTATCTCGGGGTGATGTGATACGTCTCCAGCAGAGCCCGAGCGATCCGACTGTCCACGATGCTCGGCACAGACCAGCCATGAAGATCAGCGATGCGCATCGTGAGATCGTCTTCGGACACCTCACGCTGCTGGCGCATGGCGGCGAGTTCTTCCGCGGTCGCAGAATCCAGGAACTCCCCCAACTCCATGAACTCGTCGAGCAGTTCGGCTTCCTCAGCCTCATCGCAGATGTCCTCAGCGAGGAGTTCGCATTCTGCGGTGTCGCTGTCGCGCTTCTCAAAGAGAGTTCCGTCCGGTAGGAAAAAGGAGTCTGTCTCGGACATCCTTTCCACCGCCACGGCGGCTACTTCGCTTGACAGCTCCCGTAAATGACCTTTCGTAACCCACGGGCTACCGTCCAGGGCGGCGACTACCGACATGAGCACCAGGCCTGAAAAGTCTGCCTGATCTCTCTCGCGGGTCATGTATCTGTCCTTCCCCAACGCATTGCTCATGGCCTGACGCTCAAGGCGCGCCAACCACGGATCCACCACAGCACCCACCAAGGCGAGCCCGTCATGAATCACGTTGTTAAACCTGGCATTCAAACGCTCAACAAGATTCACCGGTTACTCCAATCCGGGCCGAAGGGGTGGGAATATCCCCACAGGAAGCACGCCGCTGTCGGTCGGCTGTCGTACAAGCCGTCCCAGAACGCACGCGGGGCCATCAGCAGAACCACCTGGGGAACCTGAGCGGCAACGACAACGGCCACGAGAATCCAGAGCAGACCACTCACGCTGTCTCCCCCAGTTCTTGTAGCCGGCACCGCAGCCGCGCGTTTTCTTCACGCAACGCCTCCAACTCCGCAGCCTCACGCAACTGACGGGCGTCGAACTCCGCCAACGCTTTCCACACCCCATACGGGCGAGTCACTTCACCCGACAGTTGGCACACACTCCGATGCTTAGGAGCAGACGTACTCACGAAGCCAGCCTCCGCCGCGACCGGGCCGACAACCCATCAGCCAACGACACCGGTTCAACCGGCTCCTGATGGGCTACAGACGGGCCACCCGAAAGCCACTGCTCAATATGGGCGTCCGTCATCACCCACACACTCCGCGACAGCTGCTTCCCCGGAATCTCGCCCTTCTTGAGTCGGCGCTTCATCCACCGAACCCGGTCCTTCATGTGAGGCAGGTACTTGTCTGCCACCTGCTCCACGGGGTACGCCTCGATCATCTCGCTCCCCCTTTCGGTTTCGACACAAACAGTGGTTTCTTCGGTTTCGGCCAGTGCTGCACCTTCGGCCGCGGCCTCGCGTGGAAAGTCATGTCAGCCTCATCGCGTTTCGGATGATGGTGAGCTGATCTATCAGGTCCGTGAGTTCATCGGCGGTGAGAAGGACATCGGCGTCATTTCGGTAACCGGCAACATTGAGGTAGGCCAGGTCGGTTCCGTCGTAGTTCCCTAGACCGATGGTCACACCGCCGTGTGACTTTTTGATCAGACGCTGAGGTTTTGAGTAGAAAGAGAAGCTCATGATTCGGGCCACACAATCCGGCTGGAACGCTCAACCACCGCAGTAGCCCCATAGGACTCGAGAAGGTCAGCCCGCTTCTTCGCTGTCGAATGCGACCCGTACACCTTGTTGGTTACCGGCCATACGAACTCGTCGGTGCCGAGGATCTGTGTGTAGTTGCCGCGCGGACGCCAACCAGGTGGCTGCCAGCCGGGAGTGGGGACCCAGTAGTCAGCTTCCTCATCGATGCACTCGAACGCACCCTCGGGGTAACGGATCACGCGGACCCGGTACAGGTATTCACCGGAGAACTTCATGCCGGGTCACCGCCTCGCAGTTCGCGCGGCAGCTCCAGGGAGCCGTGATCACCCACGTACTTGGTGATGTGCTTCCACGCGTAGTCCTGACCAGAAGGGGTCAGCTTCCCCACCGCATACGCATAGCCGTTGCGGGCCACATCCTTATGGGTGAACGCCAAACCGCGCTTGATGGCCTCGGCGGTCGCGTGCCCGGTGTCGCTGCGCTCGCCCCGAATGAACAACCCGATGTGCCCAAGGAACCGCAACACATCGGCCTGCTTGATCTCGATGCCCTGCTTGGTCCCCCACGCCTGGACCTCGCGGGCGAACTCCTGACGGTGAACATCCGAATCGGAACCGGTGTGCGCCTCGGCCTTCGCAACCAGCGGGGCGTCCCGTTCGATCGCCGCAGCCAACATCTTCTTCTCGGACTCGACGGCCACGAGCTTGCGCGCGGTGTCCGCGAACATCTCCGTCATCGCCAACAACCCCTCAGGGGTGGTGATGTCCGGAATGGCCGGCTGCACTTCCGCTTGCCGGGTCTTGACCGCGAAGTAGTGCTGCGCGGCGGCCACGGCGGGCTTGCGCGGGTCGCCGTTCATGGCGATCAGGTATGCGGCGTATCGGGTGACCAAGTAGTCAGTGCGCGGCCTACCTCCAGAGTTTTCACGGTTGACCGTGAAAAGGGTCTTGACGTTGAATCCCTCGCTGGCGGCCGTGGTCTTGGCGCGCTCGATGACCGGCTCGAAGTGTTGCCATGTCGGGTACGTCATCTGCTCCATCAGCCAGCGGGCCGACCAACGGTCCTCGCCGCCCTGCGGGCACGGGATGCGTCCGGCGTCGAATGGTGACTGGTCACCGGTAAGCTGTAATTCAGACATTTGAGCCTTTCCTCTCAGGTGTCTCTGCCCTCACCTGCTCCACACAGGTGGGGGCATTTCTTATGCGGCGAAACGCGCGCGGGGCCTCGGCCGGTATGCGGTCGTGATGGTCCCCGGGTCCAGGTGGAAGAACTTTTCGATGGCGGCGAGCAGTTCTGGTGATGCGCCACGGCGGCCAGACTCGATCGCGGACAAGGTGCCGCGGCTGGGCGGCTTCGCGTCCGAGCGGCCTTCCTCTTCCCAAATCTGACCGATTCCCACTGCGAGTTCTTCAAGCGTCACGTCGGCAACTGCACGCAGCGCTCCGATAGGTACATGCGGTGGAGTCCTAAGTGGGCGGTCGGCGACGCTCTTGGTTCGGGAGAATTTTGAACCGGTTGGCATGCGTCCGAATGTACGGCAAACATTAGGGATCCGCAAGGATCTGTTCGGCAAATGTTGGTCTAGCTGGGCAAACGTCGACATCGCCGCAGGTGGACATGGGAATTACACGACGGTCGTTAGCCAAACGATGGTTGTGTTTGCCGAACATTTTCCGGATGATTGGCGCCATGCCAAAGACGCAGAACGGCCCAGCGCAGGCCGACTGGGAACGACTCGGGAAGATCGTCCGAGCCCGACGCGAGTACCTGAAACTCAGCCAAGCCGAGGTTCAGGAAGCCGGAGGGCCATCCGACGTGGTGCAGTCACGCATAGAGAACAACGACGCATCGAAACCGCGGCCCCGCGGTTCAACGCTTCGAATGCTCGATGCTCCACTGCAGTGGGAACCCGGCTCAACGATCGCAACATTGAGCGGAGGAGACCCAGTACCGATCGGAACCAACACATCGGTGAAACAAATCAGTGACGCCGACCTAGTTGCAGAAATAACCAGACGATTACAGGAGGCACGAAATGTCATGGAAACTGCGCAGACGACGCGAACACCGCGCGAAGCGCGTCAAGACCAGGAGGGCGACCTAGACGCCGCGACCAGTGACACGACGCAGCCGAGCCAACCTCGGGCCGGCGAAACAGTTGGGGCGGAGATTCGTGATCGCGTCGCCAGGAGCGTCCGGGCACGTCAACGCCGCGAGGACTAGACGTGCCCGGCGCAACGTCCATGATGTTGGCGGACACTCGTCCATCGCGTTCAGAATCCGCGCCAGCAGAGTGTCGAGTTCGTCATCAAACATGGGCTGCACCTACCGAAATCACCATCACCGGTCACCCCTCGCAACCGGATGCGTAGACGCTAACGGATCATTGCCAAGATCGACACAGGAAGCCCAAACATGGGAATGTCACGATCAGATAACGCCAGTGCGCGAAAGTTAGCCACCAACACAGAAAGCCCACTACCAGATGACCACCAATGATCGCGCTGTGTCACCAGGGAAGGTGATGGTCACCGCGCTCGCTGTGCTCGCCGTCGTAGGCATCGTCTCCGCACGCAACAACAACGACGACGACGACGACAGAAGCGCATCACAAACCACCACACCAACCACCACCACTACACGGCCCAACCCGTACCGCACCATCCCCGGCGACGGCACCCACAACATGGGCGGCGCCGACGGATACGACTGGGGCACCTACACCGCCACCATCCCACCCGGCTCCCCCGGCTGCACGTGGGCGGTCGTCAGCGTCTCCGAGTATCGCGGCGGCGAAACACTCCGCGAAGGTGAAGCATCATCCGGCACCGTCCGCGCGAACATCCAACCCGATGGTGTCGCGTCGTGGACCGGCACCATCAACGGGGATCACCGCATCGTGTTCCGCACGAGCGGCTGCGGAGCCTGGACTATGACCGAGTGAGGTCCGCAAACACAAAAAGGCGCCCTACCAGGATCTAGATCCCCTGGTAGGGCGCATCTGGGTCTTAAAAGTCCCCCAACAATCCGTCCATAAACTCCGCCGCCACCCGCGAACTCGTCCGATCCACATCCGTGTACGTGTCCACCGTGATCTGAATCGACTCATGACCCAGCTGGCGAGACACAATCGTCACCGGTGTCCCGCCCGTTAGCTGCCACGACGCATACGTGTGCCGCAAATCGTGCGGAGTCGGCCGCGGAACCAGACCAGCCTTCTCCACAGCCGGATTCCACACCCTACGCAGAAACCCCGGATACCTGACCGGTCCACCATCGGTATTGACGAAAACAAACTCGTTCGACAGGTCCAGCCGCTCCAACAACCTGGCCGGCACATCCACCGTGCGGCGGGACCGTTTCGTCTTCGGCGGCCCCAACACATACCCGGCCGACGAGTACTTCCACGCCTGCCGCACCCTGATCGTGGACGTCTCCAAATCCACATGCTTGGGCTGCAGGGCCGATACCTCACCCCACCGCAAACCGGTCGACACCATGAACTGAACCATCAGCTTCCAGTGAGGTGTCACCGCGTCGCGGAGCCGGTCGAACTCGGCGTGGGTGAGCATGCGGATCTCGTCGTCGTCCTCAGCGTTCCCACGGGGCAGGCGGCGGCCAGACGCAGGGTTGGTGGACAAGTATCGGGGGACGGCGGCGTTCAGTGCCCCCGATAGGAACCCGTATTTGTTGCGGAGGGTTTTCGGGGCGTGCCCGTTGCCGTCGCGGCCGCCGGTGGTTTCCATGACCTTCACCCAGCGGGCGATGTCCTCTTCGGAGAGCTTCGACAAGGGGATGTCGCCGAGGTTCGGTTTGATGTCGTTGGCGAGGTACTGCTCGTATTTGTCGATCGTGTACTGCTCGACGCCGGTGAGGTGGTCGATGTGGTGCCGGATCCATTCGGCGACGGTCAGCTCGGACTTGGTTCCTCGCGGTGTGGGGTTGATGCCGTGCATCTCCAGGGCGCGTGCAGCACCGTGGGCGTCGACGGCGGCGGCGAAGGCGTCTGCTGCTTTGCGATTGTCGAAGGTGAGTGCGCCTTGTGCGCTTCCTCTGCCGCCGAACCGGTAGGAGACCAGGTAGGCGGTGGTTCCGTCTTTGCGGACCCGTTCACGCACTGATGCCATACCCGGATTCTATCCGTTGTGATGTCATCGGTGCTGTCAGATTCTGTTTTCCCTGGTCAAACGTGGAGCTAAGGGGATTCGAACCCCTTCGTGTACTGGGGAAATAGGCGTTTAGCTGCGGAAAAACATGCATGTTATTCCTGTAGCGACCTGTTCGGACCTGTAGCGACCTGCACAGACCTGGAAGCGTGCTGTCAGTGACAGCACGCTCAACACGCTCCCCTGAGCCCCTCTCCGGTCGTACGATCTGTTAATGGGGGATGAAACGGATCCGACTGAGCTTGCTGTTGCCTTCGATTGAGCGGTTGAAGCATCTGGAGCGTCGGCGTGACAGCGATCACGGTTCCCAACGATGGCTGAAAGAGGGATGACATGACTGCAGCTACTGACCGCTACGAAGCTGAACGCGACCCGGATCACTCCACCATCGGTGACTCACTCACTCAGTACTCGATCGCGGGTGAGGCATTCACGGCTGGTGCGCAGTATGCGTTGGATCGCATCGTGGCGACCATCGACCGGGTTCTCATGGACCCGAACACATCCGAGTATCTGACCGACCGTGCCGCGGATATCCTCCGGGGTATTCACGCGGGAGAGCTGTCCTGATGTGTGGTGGTTGTGAGGTTAATTCGGATGACACCGTTTACGGCATGTGCACCGCTTGCGGCTCCATCGAGGTCGCGTTGACGCAGCCCACTGGCAGTCGGAACCTGAGCCACATAGGCGAATCAACCACCTACCCGACCGGCCACGGATGCGAGATGTGCAACTGATGAACACCGATGATCGTTGCGGCCGGTGCGGTCAACCGTTCAAAGACGGGGAGACAGTGATCGACACCCTTCCCCCAGTGCACCACACATGCCCAAACATGGATGAAGAAGCAAGCCGATGAGTGTCCTCGCTTGGTACGAATCACGATTCGACGAGATGCTCGGCAGCGACGAAGAACCCATGCACACAGTGGGGCGCGTGTTGTATTACGCATCGATCGCCACGTGGATAGCGCCGTTCCTCATGGTGGCGTTCGTCCTGATGGACGTGGTTGACGAGTTCATGGACGAGCTGAAGAAACGATGGGAAGAAGCCAATGGCTGACGCTTTGAAACCCGGTTGGTACCTGCGCCGCACCGTGTACGGAACGACTCGGTATATCGGCCCATACCGCACGTGGTTGGGTGCGCGGATACATGCGATCCGCCGGTTCGATTCCGTTCGACGGGTGTACCCAAACTAGACATGAAGAAAGCCGCCCCCTTGCACCGGAGAGTGTGCAAGGGGGCGGCTTTCTTCACAATCCGAAGATTAAGCCAGGACGTAAACCAGCAGCGCGACGATCATCCCCGCCACGACCGCCAGCCACACCGACCGCCACAACTCCAACTGCGGATCACTCACCAGACGACTCATCCCAATAACGGTTCACCAAACCATCGGTGACATACCCCGCCTGACCTATAGGTGTGATCACAGTCGTAGCACCCAAGTCCATGCGGTCACCGTCGATGCGTTCCAACCCGACGACCACCACATAGTGGGCCACCTGCCAACCGTCTCCCATCGCGTCCAGGCTGGCTTGGATCGCGCCGCGAACAGGATCAGCAGACATCACGACGAACCCACGCCTTGATCACGTCCCACAGGAATCCCACCGTCACACCGTGATCGAGGAACGTACACACACGAATATTCACGTCACACCCCCCGCACAACGCTCATGCGCTCAGGCTCAATGGACAACCGCGAATGCGCGCCGCAGCTGGTGCAGCGGCGCATCGTGTAGGTCAGCACGTTCGCCACATATCGGCGCGGAATCAACACGGTTTCACTGCCGCACCGGTTACACACCGTCAGCTTGTCCTCGCCGTCCACAAACAGCGCCGGATGATTCTTGATGTGCGGCCTCAGGAAGTCGTACAACCCCTGCGTGGCAATGACGTCACCAGCGCAGTAGGCGATGAGACGTTCCCGGTCCACGGCGCTCTTCTCCGTCACGGCGCGTTCCATCGCAAACCGGTCGTAGCGATCAGTTTTCGCAGGCAGCCCGACGATCTGGCAGAACGCATCCAACCCTTTGAACGGCGCCCCGGATTTGAACTCACGGCGCAACACCTTCAGTGTGTCCACCGTTTTGAACGGCGGCAGCGGCGGCAACCCAGCCTCGATGTGCAGGTCGCCTTTCAGCCACGGCACATCCGCCTCGTCGATGTAGTGCCCGACAACAATGTCAGCCTGCGACAGCAGATTATGCACGCGCCGCAGGAACCGTTTGCGGCCACCACTGTCCCATTCCGCGAGTTGAATGACCTCGGCGTCGTGGTACCACTTGGCGCACACGATCGTGGTGCGCGGCATTCGGGTCACCGTCTCGTACTGCACATACCGGTTCTTCAGGTCGCCCCTGTCCCACCAGTACTGTTCGGTGATGCCGGGGAGCCGTTCGACGTCGAGGATCAGAATCTTGTTGCGCACACCCTCGGATATGCGGACCTGACGTAGGTCGCTAGTCAGGGACATGATGGTTCCTCGCGTGGTGCCGCCACGATTGCGGATTCATGTCGGGCATGCCGTGTTTGATGAGTACTCGCAGCACGTCGGTGAACTGAACCTCACCGCGTTTGGCGGACTCCACCGCCGTGTTTATCTCTGCGCGTTCCTGTTTCGACCGGGCGCCCGCCCAGTCGCATGCGGGGCATGTGCGGGGTTGCAGGCCCGCGAGATCGGCCAGTAGTGACATTCGTGCGCCCTTCTTTCCTGGTGGTTACCGGTCGCGGCGTTTGTCGCCTTCGATTCGTTCCAGTCGTTCGGTTCGCAGCTCCTCCCGCAGTCCGCCGATGTCGCGTTGGATCTGTTTGAAGCCGTCGCGCACCAGATCGCGTATCTCGTCGAGGTCGTCACGCATGTTGGTGTCGTGGGTGTTGACGGTCTGCTCGTGAATCTCATCGGTTTTCGCGTCGATCTGGCGTGCGCGCTCCCGGCCTTTGCGCTGCCCCCGAACGGTGAGTACGCCGACGATCCCTGTTCCGATGGCGGCGATGGTGGAGGGCAGTCCGATGATGAGCAGTCCTATCAGGTCGATACCGTCGTCAGGCTGGTACGCCGCGTCCACCGCTTCGCGCACCGATTCCCAGATCATGCGGCGGTGACCGCTCTAGTGGCCGACGCCGTTCCGGGGTTTCCGCGGCGTTCGGCGCCGATCGACATCAGCAGTGATACGACGGCCGCGCCGCCGGACACGGACAGCACCGATATCCAGTCGGTGGTCATCAGGTCGACTGCCCCGGCGCCGAGGGTGGCGATCGCGGTTTGGGCGAATGTGCGTATGGCCCGCTCGGCGGCGTCGATCCAGAATGAACGTGTCAGCATGGGTGCCTCCTATGTGCGTAGGTAGTCGATGGCGGGCTGGGGGTTGTAGTCCACGTGCGGGCCGGTGCGTTTCGCGAAGAACATGCCGGCGTCGAGGATCGCCCGGGTGATCGCGATCGTTTCCGGCAGCGGGGCTTGCGCGAGTTCGATCACTTGGGCCAGCAGTGAATCGGGTCCGGTGAACAGGTCGAGGTCGCGCACGATCTGCCATATGGCGTTGCGGACCTCTTGTGTGTCGCCGGGTTCGGTGCAGGCGTACAGGTCGCCTTGGTGGGCGTAGTCGCGCCACCAGTCGGGGGTGTTGCGCATGCCGTTGGAGGACACGCCTTGGGTGTTGGATGGGGCCATTGGTGAGCCGCCGTGATCAGCCCACACGTGTCCGAGTTCGCGGTTCGGGTTGCCCCACGTGACCGCTTTACGCACATGGGGTTTCATCCATCGCAGGGAGCCGTCTTCGGGTGCGATGTGGTTCATCCACAGCTCCGAGAGGACCACCGCGCCTTGCGAATAGCCCGCCAGTGCGGTCCCGTGGGTTTCGATGCGTTCGCGCCACCGGTTGGCCTGGTTGTGCGCCTCGGTGATTCCTGCGGTGATGGATTTGCCCATCGGGAATGGTGCTGCTGGGTAGCCGATGGGTTGCCACAGGTATTTGTCTTCGACGGCGCGGGCGGTGTCGGCGTCGGGGCCGATCCACCAGGGAACGCCGGTGCCGCACACGGTGATCAGCACGGGCCGGGTGTCCACGACGGGGCGCGGTAGGTAGCCCATGACGTACTTGGTTTCGGCCCCTACAATCCCCGGGATGTAGAGCCCGTCGCGCAACAGTCCTGCCGCGTTGTAGCGGTCCTGCATTTCCGCGACCGCAGCGGTCGTCTGCTCGTCATAGAGCGGGGTATCGGCGAGATGCCCAGCGTAGGAGGCGAACTTCTTCCGCATGAACGTCTTGATCCGGCGGATTTCCTCGGACGAATCACCCAACCCGAGTCCCACATACTGCCCGTCGATGCGCATCAGGACTTGCCCTTGACGTCGTAGAAGCCGTCGATGCCGAGCTTTTCGCCGATCACGGCGACAGCATCAACGAGTGTGCGCCCGCCGAGCTGCGGCCACTCGATGCGCAGCTGGTCCCAGATCTCCTTCGGGTAGTCCGGGGGCACGATCGGGCCGGGCTGCGGCTCGATCGGCGGGTGCTCGCCGGGGAACACGAACCCGTCCAGGTCTTTCTGGACTTCGCCGCGGAACCAGTTCATGTCGAGGTTGCCGGGGTCCCACTTGCCCTGTGTGGCACCGGCCCAGTCCTTATGGCCTATGACGTGCTTGGAGTCACGGCCGAGGCGTTTCAACACCGCCGCGGTGGCGTCGCGCATGGTGATGATCTGAGCGTCGGGCCAGCGCTGCGCGGGATCGAACGAGCCGTCGGGGCGGATGGTGGGCCAGGCGCACTCGAAACCGATGAGCCGCTGATTGCCGTTGTTGGTGCCGACGCCGGGATACGAGCCGGTCCCAGCGTGGTTGCACGGGCCGACGGCGATCAGGTGGCATTTCCCGTCGGGGGTGATGAGGCATTGCGATAGTGGGCCTCTCAGGTCGGGGCGTCCGTCACGGATTCCGGCGACGGTTTCTCGGTCGTTGCCGGTGTGGTGGATCATGACGCCCCAGATGTCGCCCATTACGCCGCCGGTCCCGCGTTCTTTCCAGTCGGCCTGGGCGACTACGAGTCGGTCGCCGAGGGCTTCTCGTAGAACGTCTTCGAGCCAGACGGGATCTCCGCTGAATCCCACGTTTGCGTCCTCTCCTGCGAGCTGGTTGTAGTAGTTCTGCGCTTCGGACATGCGCTGTCCGTATCGATCTGGGTATGCCGAGCGTTGAATGGCTTGGGCGTGCGCTCCCGGGTCGCCGGTGCTGTAGTCGCGGGTCTTGAGGCGTTCGAAGAACAGTCGGGCGGACTTGTAGGGGTCCATGCAGGTGGCTGCGTCGCCCCACCACCATGCGCCGTTGCCCCACACCACTTGCTGCTGGAATAGGCCGACGCTGCGCCCGTCGTTACCTACGCGTTCATGTGGAAGGCGCAGTGATTCTGGGACTTTCGCGTTGGCCCACATGTACCAGTCGGACTCTACGAACACGGTTGCGAACGCGATGACGATTCCGCGCGGGGTGATGCCGAGGTCGTTTCCGGCGCGTAGGATTTCGCGCGCGTAGGTGTCGTTGGTGTGTGTCACCGTTTGCTCCCGAGGATTCCGCCGAGGACGGGGATGGAGCGGAGCGCACCGTCGATGATGTTGATGACCTGTTCTGGCAGGTTGGTCAGGTCGGGGAGTTTCGCGACGATCTGGTCGTCCAAGTTGGACAGGTCGGGCAGGTTCTCGGTGATCCTGTCGGCGATGCGGTCGGCGATCCTGTCGGCGAGCGGTCCGAGCAGTTTGAGCAGGATGATTCCGAGGCGGTCCATGTCGGGGGTCCTTTCATGCAGAAACCCCGCGCACCTCGTGGTGGCGGGGTTTCTGTGGGGGGTTGTTCAGATGTAGAAGAGGGTGTCGCGTTCGATGAAGAAGTCGATCGCTGGATGTCCTGTGGCGAACATCCACGAGATGAGTCCGGTGAGGGCGACACCGCCGAGGAGTCCGGTTCCGATCGCCCCCGCTACTCGTTTGGTCATGACAGTCTCCTGACTGTGACGCGGGAGGTGTCGATGAGGTGCCTGCGACCTTGGTCGTCAGCGACAGTCAGGACGGTTCCTGTGGTGAAGAGGACTGTTGCGTTCCAGCCGGCGGGGCCGCGGGATTGAACGTGGATCTTCATGGCGGGTCACCAGGTGTCGGTGGTTTCGACGTGGTGGCGGCCGCCGCCGCAGTGGCGCACGCACTTGTAGATGTGTTTGGTGCCGTCCATCTTGGGTGTGCCGTCGGCGTGGGTGGCGTATGTCCAGTCGGCTCCTGCGCCGCCGCTGCCGGTGGCGCATGCGTGCTTGTAGATCTGCCCGTGGCCGGTGCCGTGATTCGCGCAGTGGGCGGGTGCGGCATCAGCGACTGCGGGTATTCCGAGGGCGAGTGCGGCGATTGCGAAGACAGTCGCGGTGGTGGTGCGTAGCATTGGTGGGCCTCCTGTTGGGGGTGGGCCGCCTGGCGGGGTTGGTTTCTCAGGCCTTTCGCCCCGCTGGGCGGTGTCTCAAGTTGATGGGACCACTGTATAGCCGCTACACACTGTCTGTCAACTGCGTATAACGTGCTACTATTTCCCGTATGACCCTCGCTGATCGACTAGCACAGAACCGTGTCAAGCGGCAGAAGGTTGCAGCCGAGATGGGCGAGCTGACCAGTGAAATGTTCGACCTCGTGAAGGCCGCGTACGCGGACGGTATGCCCGCCCCGGAGATCGCCAGACAAGCGGGCATCACCAGAGGTCGGGTGTACCAGATCATTCGCGGCGAGTAGGGGTCACTCCCACTCGATCAGGACGTATCCGTCACCGCCCGCTCCGCCGTAGCGACGAGCATTAGTCCTATGACCGCCACTTCCGCCACCGCCTCCGCCGTATTTACCTCCGTTACCGCCGTGACCGGTGGTTGTGGACCCGCTGTTGTTGCCACCGCCACCGCCTCCTCCAGCGCCTGGGTTACCGCCGGTTTGGTCGGCGGCGCTGGACCCGTTGGCCCCGGCACCGCCCCGCTCCCCTCCGGTACCGACCGCGGAGTTACCTCCTCTGCCCCCGGGAGTCTGGCTATTGGAGTCCGAAACCCGGCCGCCTCCGCCGCCGCCCGCACCTGCACCGCTCGGGTTATCTCCGCCATCTTCCGCAGAGCCTGACGACGCGGCCCCCTTACCCCCGGGCGCGCCGGGGATAACGACGGCCCCGGCAACCCCGGAGACGACGCTCGTCAGGCTTCCAGCGCCCCCGGACACCTGCGTACTGCTACCGGACAGCGCGATCGCGCCGCGCGCCCCTCCTCCTGCGATCAGCGACACAGATCCGGACAAGAACGAGGACGATCCCCCGTCGGTGCCGCCAAATCCTGTCGAGCCTCCACCGGTATACGCCCCGCCGAGTCCTAAGACGACGCTGTAGGAGGAGCCCATAGCCTCGCGGGGTACCCACACGCGGGGAATCTTTGCCCCACCCGCTCCGCCGCCGCCGCCGCGGCGGTAGGTATCATCGAAACTCTGGTAGCCCGCACCGCCCCCGCCTCCGCCACCGACCAGGGTCACCCAGCAGCCCGAAGCGCCCTCGGGCACCGGCTCATCGATCAGATCCTCGTAGCCAGGGTCTTCGCTGGAGATCGTGAACGGTTCAAACGACGGCCACACCTTGTCAAAGCTGGTCCCGTTCCACGTGTACAGCTCAGGGTTGACGAACGCCGACCCGTTCCACACCTTGAACGCAGTGGGGTCAACGAACGCCGTGCCGTTCCAAACTTTCACGGCACCACCACGTACAACACACCCGCCGTGCCGGTACCAGGAAGGGTGGTGCCCATCCACATCCCGGACGCGCTGCCGGATTGCTGCACCGACGAATCCGCTTTACCTAGTGAGGTTTGCACATCCGAAGCCAGCTTCGATTTCGCAATCGCCGCGCCGGTATTGATCTTCGCGTTGGTGATCGCACCGTCCTGAATCTTGGCCAGGGTCACCGAGTTGTCCAAGGGTGTCCGCTGGTCCGACAGGCGCGAATCATTACCAACACACACCGTGGAACCACTACTACCCACGGGGATGCGATTAATGCTCAGCGTGCCCGACACCACATCGGAAGCATCCACCTGAACATCCAACTCGTTGGTCGCGTAGTAGTCGACGATCTCGTGGATCTTGTTGTCCAACTCCGGCTGCAAAGCCTCCAGGGCTGCATCGTTATCCGCCGCGCCAGCAATAGCCGCGCCAGTAGAGGTGACATCGGTAACATCGGCCAAAACGTGGTCGTGGGCGAGGTCGGCCTTATCGTCCAGCCCCTCATGCGCCCCTTCGATACCGTCCTCGATGTGGTTGAGACGGTCCGCCGACAACGGGGTGTTCGTCGAGGGAACGTTCTCCCACGACTGCTTCGAATAAGCCATACCAAACCCCCTCCTAAGGTTGCGCCCGTAAACCCCTCGGCACCAGGCACGAATAACCGTCACCCGGAAGCACCGCGAGGGCGGTGTTGATCATTTCGGTGATCGCCGAAGACCGATCCAACACGGTCGCCGGGGGCCGCCCCTCGGCGGTGACCTCCCACCCGCCGACCACGCGGGCGGCCTGCACAATCAGCGTGCCGTCACGGTCAAACAAGCCCATCATGTCGTTGCCGAACGCGACGATCTGATGATCAGTTTTGATGTTCAAAACAGTTCCCCTATCCAGGATTTCAGGCGACTACGCGGGGCGTCACGGAGATGCTCGCCCCCGAACCGGACACCTCCACGTCACCGTCGTCGAAAGCTTCCGAACCGACGAACGTGCCCGACGAGCTGGCCGACCAGATGCCGCCCTCCACGTAGGTGCCTGCCGCCACGAAGATTTCAACCTCGTCGCCGGTGTTGGTGCCCGTGGAGCCCGACGTCCACGACGTCTGCTCCCGCGCATATCCACCACCCGTGGCTTCATTCGCCCCTGTGGTGCCAGCATCTCCGGTATGCACACTGATCCAGTCACCGAGACCGGCGATGGCGTCCGACGCTGCTTTGTGAGTTGCGTTGGGAATGCCCATGATTGTTTCCTTTCGGGTTATACGGGATTGAGCGGGACCGCCATGGCGGCCCATGTGCCCGACGAGCTTGTCGCCGTGAAGTTCGTGGCCGTCGTCGCGTCGCTGATGGTCAGGATCGGGAACAGGCCCGAACCCGAGAATCGGTTCGTTCCGCCAGAGGGTGTAAACGTCCGGTTCCCCATGTTGGCGAACGAAACGACTACCCGGCCACCGTCTCCAGGCGCGGACGCCGACAGGCTTGCCGAACCACTGTTTCCGTATGACTTCTGCACGGTGCCGGTGGTGGTCGCGTTCAGGTACGAGGCCGCGACAGCGCCCACCCACCCGAAGCCGGTGGGCTTGTTGACCGTCACCTGCTTGGACCCGCCAGCAACGCCATGAATGACGTACAAGTGTTGAGAACCTTGGCTAGGGTTATTGTTTAGGGCCTGGCTGCCGATAAGTGTCATCGCTGATCCGTCGTAGGTGACAGAAGCGATCGTGTCGCTGCCCTGTACAACCAGTGACACCAGTACCGACGCTCCGGCGGTGGCCGTGTGGTTGAACGAGAACGTCGACGTCGCTTGCTGGGACATGGTTACCGCGTCGAACGCCACCGGGTCAACACCGTCATTACCCACGGCGTCCATACCGATTTCCGGGGTCAACGTCAGCTCGAACTCGCGGTAATACCGCTCCGCGCCGGACATTCCAACCCGTGGGGACAGTTCGAGCCCGAAGCCCTTCGTGAACCCGAGTGCGGTACCCATGCCGACCTGCGGGTCCAGTTCGATACCGAACGACCGCGCAAACTTCGGCGCGGCCTCGAACCCCAGGCTCGGCGTGAACGACAACCCGAAACCGGGAGACTGCGCGCGCGGCGTCGGGAACAGCGACACCGACGGATACAAATCCTCGGACGGAAACACCGGCTCGAACGCGGCCGGACCACGCATCGCGATATATGGCGCGAACACCAGACCGAACGACGCCTTGCTGTGGCTGGCCGCAGCCATTCCCAGCGAGACCGGCACCGACAAACCGAAACTCGCACGGTTGTGCGCCACAGCGGACATGCCGATCTCGGGGGTGAGGGTGACGCCGAACTCTTGTTTCGGACCGCCGTAGCGGAATCCCACCTCGGGAGTGATGGTGACGCCGAATGAGACGTGGGACTCAGCCCACCAGCCAACAGCCACGCTCATCCCCCAATCTGCAAGTTCACCGCCATGCCAGCCCACCTGTTCGGCTGCGCCGATGTAGCGCTCACCGTCCCCGTCCTCGTGGTTGTGTTGACACACAGGGGCGGGGCGATCCCCGACTGCTCCGCGCGCAAGCGCGCCCCCAGAATCGTTGTCAGCTTGGACGACGACACCCCCCCGGCCCCGGCCGAGAACGCCTGCAGCGTCACCCCGCTCGGTACCGTCACCGACTGGCTGTGCGCAGTACCGTTACCGTGCGCGAACGTCGGCGCGCCCACCGACACAACATCATTGAACGAAATGGCATACGCACTCACCCAGCCCGGGCCGGTGGCCTTCATCTGGCGAGCAACGCCGGAGCCTGCGTTCTCCATGCGGAAAATCGCCAGGCCCCCATTCGCCGGATCGCCATTGTGCGAAACGGACCCGAGAAGTACACCGCCGGCGCCGCCATACGTGGCCGACGGGGCTGAGCCCGCGCGGTCCCACGCCACCACCGCGAACACCGTAGCCCCCTCGGAGGCCTTGAAGTTCACAGTGGCGCTACCGACACCAGCCCCAGCCCCCGACACGGCATCAAACCCAACATCCACCGGCTCCGGCGGCACCGGCCAGTTTTGGTCATTCGTAATCGTTCCGGGGTACAGATACTCCGCCACCCGCACCCAAATGCGGGTATAGCCCGCGGCCGGGGGGTTGGAGGTATTCGAGTTCTCGTGCAGCGTGAATGTCGCACCCGAGTCCCGCTCAAAGAAAATCGTGGACGACCAGCCACCCGAAAAAAGTCCCGGATGCCCGAACCACGTTCCGAACGACTCTATCCCGTACCCGTAGTAGTACTCGGAAGGAATGTAGAACCCGTTCGCGTACGGGTCCCACCCCGTGGGATGCTTCCAGAATGTTGACAGCCACGCGTCATACGACTCGGGCGACAGGCCCATCGCGTTGTCCCGCAATGCCTCCGCGAACTTCGTGTAGTCGTTGATGTTCGTCGCCAGCGCGCCGGCAGCGTCGAGGAAGTTCGGGTTGAACGTGTCAGCGATCGACGCTGGGGGTGGAACTGGACCGATCGGCGGCCATGACGTTTCCGTAAGCCCAAGAGGGTCTATGATGTCTTCTTTGAAGATCTGCTTGATCGGCCGATGGGCCGGGTCAACAATCTCTAGAACCATCCCGATCAGCGCAAAGTTGGAGTTCGTATACAGGTAGTCGGTGCCGGGATAGAAATTTGACGGCCCTTTCATAGAGCCCAGGAAGTCCTTCGCGCCCGTCCATGGCCACGTCGGAAACAGCGTGATCCAGAGCGCGTTGATACCCGCCGTATACTCCGCGATACCCGACCGCATGGACAGCATGTGCCCCATCGTGATCGCGGTACCGTTCGGGATGCCCGGAACGTACTGCTCCAGAGTGTCATCCAGCGTGATGAGGCCTTTGTCGACGGCCTGGAAAAACGCAATCGCGGTGAACATCTTCGTGGAGGAACCCATGCGGAAGTGGTCATCCAACGTCAACGGGCGAACCGTGCCGCCCACGGTGGTGCCATACGCCTTCGCATAGTTCCCGCGCGGACCGGTGATCTGCAACATCACTCCCGGCTGGCCGGTCTCCGCGCGGGACTCCTCCACAATCAAATCCACCATCGCCTGGTCCTCCGGCGACAACAAATCACCCGCAGTGTGCGCGGGAGTGGTGAACTCGTAGGTATCCGACGGGTCCGACAACCAGCCGGCGTTGTCCACCGTCTTCACATAGAACTCGTACGTGGTGTTCGACTTCAAACCGTTTGTCCCGTACGGCGGCAACACCGGGTCGGGATTCAACTGAACGAAATCGCCTGAAGCGTCCTTCTCTTTCGCGTAAACGAAATACCCTTTGATTGTCATACGTCTGTTGCTCCAGACCACGTAATCGTGATAGTGCTGAAAGTTGAATCGACCAGCTCCACCAACGTGGGGGGCGTCGGGGGCGTCAAATCCGGGTCAGGGTCAGGCAGCGGGTCGGGCCGGAAGAACACCCAGCCGCCACCAGGAGCGCCATTGCCGCCGGACTGAAAGGCCGCCAACGAGCCCTTGCCGCCGTTACCGGCACCACCAGCGGGCGCGCCGTGGCCGCCCATGACCTTCTGGTCAACGCCGCCCACATAGTCCTGCTCGTTGAACGTGAATGTGCCCGGGCCTCGGCCAACAGGTTTCGACAGAAACCCCTCAGTGGTGCCCGCCGCGCCACCTTCGGCGACAATGGAATACGTGTCACCACCGGGGGTTGAGATAGACAACGTGGTGTTACCGCCGGCCGCGCCGTCACCAGGACCGCCCACGCCGCCAGCGCCCGGGTCGAGGGTGATGATGGCGTTGTCGCCGAAATGCTCACCGCGCACCCATGTGGTGGCGTTGAACTTCCCGGGCTGACCGGCCTGGCCGTTGATACCCAAGGCCCAGCCCTGCGCACCACCACCACCAGCGCCCACCGCAACCGGGTCGATGTAGTTCACCCAGTTCGGAACCGGGAACACCGTGGCCGCGGTGCCAAGGTAGACCTTCAACGGATCGTGATGGTCGCCGCCGGAACCTGTATCCACGGCGATGCTCACCCACGGCACATCGCCCGAGCGGGTCACCGACGCCTTCGCAATCGACGACGGCGGGCTATTCGGCGACGTGTTGTTTCTGGTGGCCGCCAGCGACACAATCTGCGACGTCGGATGATTCGGCAAGTCCGCCACACGGCCACGCACATAATGCGTACCGCCCACCGGGACAAGCTCATAGGCGTACGCCTCAGACGCCACCACGGGAACCGGGTCATCCAGCTCGTAGGAGATGAACTCCCCAGGGGCGGCCGTGCCGCCCAAAAGCCCCACGATGTTCGGGGAATGGTGCGCCAGCGTCCAGTCTCCCGACGCCAAGTCGACCTTCCAGATGTTGACGTAGAACTCGGTGATCCCTGAAAGGCCGTAGCCGATCCACGACACCACGCCCAGCGGCATCGACTCTTCAATCAAGTCAACGCCGATGAGCGAATTGCTCTGCGTGGCCTCCAGCCACGTCGTGACGTTCGACAGCGGGAAGTTGGACCGCTCCGACGGCAACAAACCACTATCGACGGGCTTGTTGGTCCTGATGCCAAGGATGTCCCACGAGAACAACCCCAAGCTGGCGCGCGAGGCGATCTCCTGCAACACGTTGAACAGGTCGGCGATGCCAGCACCAATACCCGGAAGGCCTACCAGGCCACCGACAATGCTGTTGACGATGTTCTCGATGGTTTCCCGCAGATTCTCCGGGCCAAGCATGCCGGCGATTGACTCCGGGGAGATGTTGCGCAACGCGTCGAACAAATCCTCCAGCGTGTTCTCAACGGTCTGCACGCCGCCGCGGATCGCCGACACCACCGTGTCAATCGTCAACTGCACCCGGGCCAACAAGGTTTGCAGAATCTCCGGCAAGCCCTCAACCCACGACTGCTGAATAACGCCGGTCTGCTTGACCTCGGCGTCATCCCACCAGAACGTGCCGCCAGTAGCGTCGTCCGTGACGACGAACCGGGTTTGCACGCCAGTCACCCCGGCAGGAACCCGATACTCCCCCGACAACTCCTTACCGGGCCACGCCAAATCTTGATCCTGCGGGGCATACGCATTCAAATCCACCGGGGACTGCGCAACACCATCGATGTACGGCACCACCTGCAACCGGATCGGCGCGCCGGTACCCGCATAACCCTCATGCGACACAAACACCCGGGCAGCGATCGTCTGCCCTTCGCTGACCGCGAAGAAATCCCCCGCATTCTGCCCCGACCGAAGTGCCTTCAACGTGCCGTCGGCAATAACTTTCGCCGCGCCCGTACCATCCCCGCTGCGAGAATGCGACGGGTCCACCACCCAATCCGCGTTCTCGCCCACCGACCCCTCAGGGAACTTCGGGGCAGGCAGAATGTTCGGTGCCTGATTCGAGATGCCACCGATAGGCAGGATCGTCAACAGACTGGGCAGCAGATTCCGCAGCGGCGCAAGGATGATGTTCACCAACTGCGCCGCAGCCTGAATCGGGTTGAAACTTGGGCTGTTGAAGTCGATCGACTGGAAGAAGTTGCGGATGTTGCCGAAAAACTGGGTCAGTTCCTCAATTCCGCCACCAACAAGACCCGTGATCGCCTCGATGATGTCCCCGAGGATGGGGATGTTCAAGGCCCAGTCGCGCAGCTGGTCGAACGACGCCTCACCAGGGATGAACACCCCAGCGACAGCACGCACCACCCACGCCAAAAACTGCTCAATGAACTGCTCACCAATCTCAAGCAGCTGCTGAACAGTGAACGGCCGCTGCCACTGCAACGCCGACTGCTCCGGGTGAATACCCGGCTCAGACGGCACCGCATGAGCCCACTCCGGCAACGGATCAAACGAAGGCGTCATGACAGCGGAAGAACCTCAACCGAAAACATCGACGTAGATGCGGAAGTCGTGTACGTCACGGACCCCGCCTGACGTTCACACCGGAAATAGATCGTCGCCGGTGTACCGGCCGCCACACGATCAAACCCATCCGATGAACCCGCCGCAGGTCCCGCCACCAGGATCAGCCGCTCCGATTGCGCCACACCGGGGCACCGGCCGATCACGTTGCCGCCAGTCTCACCGTTCAACCGGGCCACCAGATCAACCCGAACATCGGCTCCCTCACCGGTGACCACCGTGTAACCGGACACGCGGGGCCGCCAATCGAACGGCTGCGCCGGGATCGACACCTGAGCCAAAGTCGAGTTCGCGTTACCCGATGCAGTGTTGTTGATCGACGCCGGAACATACCGGTCCCCCACACGCTGCGCCGCCAACACAAACCCATCAGCAGTCGAATTCACCACCGGCACCTGACCCGCAACAGGAGAAGGATCAACATCCGTCGGGTCCCACACCGCCTCACCATCCGCGCCCTTCGCGCCGGCGTGCAGCGCCAGGTTCAACCGGTACACACCCGGCGTGGATGTTCCAGGTGGCGTGATCTCAGTGAACGACGCCTCCGCCGGGGTTGGATCGTCCGGGTCCAGCTCCGTCAGATTCACCGTCGTATCGAACGTGGCCGGCACACCCGGATCACCCTTCTCGATCGCGGGCACACCAACACCGATACCGCCCTGCGGACGCAACTGGAGGATCGCCGAACCCGCCGTAGGATCGACAGGAATCTCCACGATCCCCTCAAACAAATAGTGAGTCCCAGCAGGATTCAAGGGCCACGACATAAGGCACGCTCCATTCACATTGGGCGAGTTACAGAAAGAAAGGACGACCGCTGCTTATCCCTGAGGTGACAGCGTGAGGACCGACAACGTTTCAAAAATCCCCGTGATGAACCGCTGATGCTTCGCCAACGGGGCCTCCGACTTGCGTCCATCCCCCAACTGCGCGATCACCTTCCGCTCATCCTGGGAAACCCGCCACATGACGTTTTCGATGTAGTCAGTCACCATTCGGGTACGTGACATGAACACCAGCGACATCAGGCCGCCGCGAAAAACGTCCCGACCCAACGCATACTGGGCACCGTTGCGGAACTGCACCGTCGCCGTCGTCTTGCCCTGCGAATCAAACAAGGCGTTGATGAATGCGAACACCGTTTCGATGTTGTACGGCGCTGATGCTGTCGGATAGAACCGCTCGATCGCCGGATGGTACGGGCCAACTTCGTCACGGCGGTCGTAATGCTGAATCAACTGGAACGCCAGGAAGCTGTTGTTCAGGAACCCCGACAGCAGATCGGACGGTATGCCGGTGAATCCAACAACGATCATCAGCGAGTCGATTAGCCATGCGAAGGTGGCATTCATCAAGTCGTTCAACCACTTTGGGCTACGGCCACCAATAATGTGCTGCCAACCCTCAGGTGTGTGGTCAGTGATCGTGCACGCATCGATGCCGGTGTCCTCACCCGGCTCGGGGGCCACGAAATAGGCGTATGGCTGCTCGAAATCCACACCCACCGCGGGCGCATAGAACACGCCGTCCATGCCGGGAACCTGCTTGATGACAGGTTTGAAGATGTCCCCCAGCGACCCGCCAAGGTCAATCGTGGTGCGCAGCACCGAATCGAGCACGGTTTTCGTCGGACCAGTGATCTGCGACCGGTCCACTGTGGAAAACACGTAGGTAGGCTGGTCCAGGTTCGCCCACCTGTCAGGCTGCGGATCACCTGGAAGCCACAAATCCATGCGGGTATCCACACCGTACGACTGGGTAACGTCCTTGATGACGGCCTGAACGGTTTCCATCCGCACTGTGCGAGCCACCATCGGCGACGTGTCCAGCAGTGGATTGGTGCGTGACACATACACCGGGGTTCGCAGCATGCGGGTGAACGCCTGGACCGACAGCCCGTCCCGCGACAGGGCTTGCAGAACGGTGCCGAACCATGCCCGGATATCCGGGTTTAACGACAGGCCGTTGTTGATGAACTCCAGCCACCCGGACTGCAACCGCAGAGCGCATTCTGCGACCATGTTCTCCACGACGGTTTGCAGCGCCCACACGAAGATCGCGTGCGAGAACGGCTGTGCCTGAATCGGCAGCCACCACGACGGCCAAATCACGTAGTAATTGAGGATGTCGCGGATACCGCGCAGTTCAGCGGTGCCGGTCCATGCGCTGTCGCGGTACTCGTAGGTGTGGTTCTTCGTGTAGAACGCATACCGCAAACCGGCTGTCTCGACGATGACACCGACCATCGTCTTTTTGCAGTCCATGAACAAAGGGATGAGAGGGCTGTTCCCTTTGAGGACGATCCGGCCGGTTTCAACATCGTTGCGCGGGTCAGCACCCGACGCCTCGATCAGGTCGCCACCGACAGCGCCCATCGGCTGCCAAAACTTGTCGCACACCGTGAACCGGAACGACGTGTCTACCTTCGATTTGCGTTCCGTCAACGCCCGCGCGGTTCGTGCGATCCTGTTCGGGTCGCCGGACTGGAGGGCGGATTGCCATGCGGCTGTTTCGCGTTCAAACTTCGACAACCGTCATCCCCTCCTTTCCTGGTTCACAGGCGCCCACAAATTCACCCCTCACCGAGGTATCGGCCGGGGCTTGCCACTCCAGTGGCTACATCGGGTAGCGGCGCAACGGAGTCCCCGAAAGAATCACCTTCGAGTCAGCGTTGCCACCAACAATTTCTGTCTTCACAAAGAACTGCTGCGCCGGTTCGCCAGGTGACTTCGCGGGGATCGCCGCGTTCTCACTGAACCGGCCCGACAGGTACTTATAGAAATTGCCCTGCGGGGGAACAATCCCAAACAGCGACCCAATCTGGTCGGTGAACGCGTTCCGCTCCGAGAAGAACGACAACAACGACTTCACCGCCTGCTGGAAAATGTTCAACTCCTGCGGCGACGGCGGCACCGACGTCAAATCCTGCACCAACGTCGTCTGTGAGCGCGGGTCGGTACGTAGGAACACAATCTGATTGGGCAGCAGCGGACCAAACTCCACATACTCATCCGCGCCGGGACCGTCATACAACCGGAACGTGCCCGGGCCAAACAAGGTCGCGTCCCAATACATCGGCTGGTCACCAACATTGACCATCGACACAAACCCCGACTGGGTGACATTCGCATTGTCGCCCGCCGACACTTTCCGCACCGGAGCTGGTGTCGCCTGCGTGATCAACGCGCCACCGGCCTGCATACCAAACCCAATACCCCGATAATCCGGGCCAAGCTCGCTACCAGTGCCGGTTTCCTTGTGCGACAAGATCGGCAACCCATTGCGCAACACTTTGAACATGCGCGGATCGCCCTCATACCCGGCAACCAGGGTGAACTTCTCCCCAATCAGCGGGGCCACCAGAAGTGGCCGCTGAAACATCACCGTCTGCGAGAAGTTGTTGAACCTCGACAGCTTGATCCAGTTGCCCTGCACCCGCATGCGGATGCCATTACCGTCCCAGTCTCCGTTGCTGTCGCGGCCCATGCGAGCCCACAGGTCGTTCGCCCCACTATCAGGCAGGCTCCACTCTTGGAACCCGCCGAGCACCATCGACACAACCTGATTGTCGGTGTCGGTGTCGAAATCCTTGTACGGCCCGCACACCACCTCGCGGGTATCCGTTGTCAGCGGATCGTCCGGGTCGTCCCGCCACCTCGCCTGGTCACCATTGGCGTAGATGTATCCGCCGCCGTCACCCTCGTAGTACAGCGGCCAGTCCGCGCCGAGGTCCTGCGTGCCCGACGTGTCGTAGTTGAACGTGTCGGTCATCGACTCATACTCGAACTGGAAACTCGCCGCGTAGTCGTAGGTACGCCAGAACCCCGAATCGGCCCGCAGGCGCAAACTTTCACGCTGCCGCTTGCCGATCTCCAGCGGTGCTTGCGGCGCGCCCTGGAACCACCTGACCGGCGCCCACCAGTGCCCCATGTCGTGGGTGAGGAAGTTCAACGTCGATTCCTGCTTCGCGTCGATCGACGCGACCAGATCGCGGTAGACCCTGCGCGTCCACTTCGGCGACCGGCCACGGCATTCCACCCCCACCTCAACCTCAATCGGGTCGTAGAGCGCATCAATATTGGTGATTCCGTCCTCGGTGGCGCCCTTCTGGTCGATGTGCTTCCACGGCGGGATCAACCCCTTGAGTGATGTGAGGTGCACCATCTCCGGGGCTACAACCCGGTCAGGGACCGCCATCCCCCCCATCATGTGGAAAGTGATCGACTCGTCGTAGGCGTCGAGCCACATCATCGGCTTTTCACCCTTGGCGAGGTCATACCATCCGTGCGGGGTTACACCAGTGGCGGGGTAATGCTTCTTAGCCATTTACCCTCCCGGCATGACGTACTGGTTTTGCAGGTGATACGCGATGTCGCGGCCTGTACCGTCTTCGGTGGCGCGCTGGTTGTTGACCGTGATGTTCGTGTCGCCACCCTGGTTGACTTGGGTTTGACCCTGGCCTGTGGCTTGCGGATCAATGTCCTTGCGCTGCTGGGATGCTTGGCCGGCCAGGTTCGGCAACGCCGGGGCCGCACCAGCAATCCCCCCGGCAATGCGGGTGATCCAGTTGTTGTTCGCCAAATCCGAACCACCCGTAGGCAAGAACGTTTCCATCAACCCTTGGGCGCCGATCGCGGCGACCTGGCCGCCGTACTCGATGGCACGGTTGATCAGCTTCACCCCGGTCTGCGCGGCCTGACCCGCGCCGGGAGCCATCGCGTCCAACGCCATCCCGCCGGCCTGCACCGCCATGCCGAGCGCGCCGCCACCGTCCATGCCGATACCACCTGAACCGGACCCGGCATACGGTGCGACGTTCGCCCCGATGTTGGTGGTGTTCGTCGGTCCGCCAGTGAACAGGCCTTGCGGTGCGCCAGCGGCCATCGGGCCGCCACCGCCGCCCGTGGTGGGCAGCGGGGCAGGATTCGGCGCCCACGCACCCGACGACACCGGAGCTGGACCGGGCAGCGGACCCGCACCGGTGCCCGACGCTGGACTTCCCGCCGGCGCAGCACCCGGGGAGGTCACACCCGCGCCACCGGTCGGGGCGGTCACGCCAACACCGGAGCCTTGGGCGGGCCAGTTCGTCACCGACACCGGAACCACACCACCGGAACTGCTCGGCGGGAACGCCGTTGCGGACGGGGCGACTGCCGCCACCGTCGGAACGGACACCGGGGCGGCTGAACCGGACGGGTTGATGTTGTTCGGGTTACCTGGCTTATACAAGGCGTGAACATGGTCTTCGTGGTTCTGGGTCGGGCTGCCCCGGTCCTCCATCAGCCGGCCTTGCGGGCCGCGGCCGTAGCCGTAAGAGTGCCGGTCGAAGATCGCGCCGTACACATTCGGGTCGTTGAGGACCTGCTGCAAAACCTGCTGTCCGACAGCCTTGTTCGGAACCATGATGTCCAAGGCACCGTTTTGATGCTCACCAAACGCATCAGCCGCATGGTCGCCCACTTCAAGGCCCATGTTCTTCCAGAACGGCATCATCACGTTGTGCGCGAAGTCGCGCGGAGACTGCCCCGGAATAGCGGACGGCGCCGATGGAAGGGCTGTCATGGACACACCGGCCGCACCGGCCGACGGGTAGGAACCCCGGTCGTACTGGTTGTTCTGGTACTGCGGCCCGAACACACCCTGCGCGCCGAGCACACCCATCAACCCGTGCCCGCCCTGGGTCGGGTTATAGGCCGAAATGGCCTGCAACTGCCCCAACAACGGTGCCGCCGCGAGGTTCGCCACGAACTTCGTGATGTTCTCCGCGATCCCCGCCAAACCCTTCGAGATACCGAAATCCTGATCAAGCTGGGCACCGATCTGCCCCAAATCCTTGACATGCTTATCGGTTTGCTTCGTCAGCTTCTCGTACTGATTCGCGCGGGCATCACTCATGCGCATCTCGGCGGCCTGAAGGTCGCGTTCAGCTTCGATCACATCGTTGCGGGCCTTGAGGCGGTCCTGCTCGGTGGCTTCGGTGGACTGCTCCAATTGGGCGGCGCGGGCACGCTTCTCCGCCAGTTTGTGACGCGCATCCAGATACGACGACTCAGCGGAGAACACGGCCGCGTCGGGTGGCATACCAGCAATCCCCGGCGGCAGCGTCGTGTCATACGGCACCACAGGCGCATCCGGCAACTTCGGGCCAGACGACGACCCCGACGCGCCAGGAGGCGGCAGAATCGGGTCACCCGCAGGGCTGCCAGAAGCGGCCGATGACGAACGGCCGCGGCGTTCTGCTTGGGCGCCGGGGCCGCCACCAAGGCCGCCTGGCAGCAGGATGCCATCGACGGCGGGAGACATCGACGGGGCCGGGGGTCCGGCTGGCCCGATAGGGAGGCCGGTATCCGGGTCGCTGCCGAACCAGTCCCGGAACCGGTCTTCCCAGAACGGAAGTAGCGGAACCCAACCGGGGAACAGGCGGTCCTCCCCGTCGGGCTGGTCCTGAATCGGAAAGTTCGGGTACTTGTCCTCGATCAACGTTGTCAGCCACAGCGGCACAGCGATCCTCGACAGTGCTGCACTGATCCCCGCTGCGCCCTTCTCAGCCGATGCGGGAAGCGTCGTGGCGAGCATCGTGTTGATGCCACCCAACGACGTGGCCAGCCACTCAACGCCCTTGATCGCCTTCCACGCGGCGAACGCGCCCACAACATCGCCGACGCCAATACCCAAATCGGACAGCACGCCAACAATTTTGGAGATGGCATTCCACAGGTCCTGCGCAGTCTCAGCGGCATCCCGGAACGCCTCTTTGATGCCGTCGCCGTGGGCAACGATCCACGCGTTCACATCATTCAACCGAGCCGTAAGCTGCGAGACAGCATCCTTCAGTTCGTTGGCGTCTTCGGTGGGCTTACCGAACACCGCCCCCAGGAAGTTCGCCCCGATACGCGACAGCGCGAAATTCATGTTGTTGATCGCGCCCTCAAGCGTGTCACCAGAAGCTTTCGCGAACCCGGCAGCGTTCTTCTCAACCGCGCGAATCAGCGTTTCGAGACCAACCTCACCCTTCTGCATCATCGCGGACAGCTCAGCGCCCGTGACGTTCAGCTCCTTCGCCAGCCACGACAACGGGATGCCCCGCAACTGATTGGACAACTGATCCATGCTGACCTTGCCGGTGGCGGCGATTTGCAGGAACGCATCGCCAACACTTTGAAGGTCGGTGTTCAAGTAGCCCGCCGCGTCGGCAACTGCTGTCATGAAGCGCTTGAGGTCACCCGTATTCGACGACAACGCAACGGTAGCCACATTGAACGCCTGATCCAGGCCGAATGCCGTCTGGTCAACAACATCGTTCACTGTTTTCATCACCGCAGCGACGTCGATGCCGGCCCGACCGGTCCCCTCAAGGGTGCGGTTCAAGTTCTCCAGACGCACACGGGACGCATCAAGTGACTTGTACCGTTCGAAACCTTTGAACAGGCTGACCGCAGCAACGCCGATGATGCCTGTCGCCGCGGCCGTGAAAGCGGTACCCAACGCGCGGCCAGCCAACGCGCCAGCCTTCGACGCCGCACCCTCATACCCCGACAGGGCAGACGAAAACCGGCCCGCCACAGGCAACGACGACACCAAAGACGAACTGAACGACGAACCAAACCCCCGGCCCGCCGACACACCATTCGCCGCGAACCCATCCACAATGCGAGAACCCGCGGCCTTCGTCGCACGATCAACCTCACGCGACAACTGCTCACCAGCATTACGCCCAGCGGCAGCCGCCTCCTTGGTGACGTTCTCGCCGATCGCACGACCAGCAGCCGAACCGCCACGAGCACCAGCAGCGGCCATCTCACGCTCAATGTTCTTCGCCGCCACCGCAGCAGCACGCTCATCAAGACGGGAAATAATGTCCACGTAGATAGGCATCAGACACTCACCTCCCCGTCACCAGCCGAACAGATCGGCCTCAACCTCACGCTGCAACTCATGCGCCTCAACCGACGCACGCGCCTTCTCCAGCCGATCAACCGGATCCTCAAACGCAAACGGCTCATACACAGCCTTACGACTCTTCGACGCATGAAACGACGCTCGAAACCTGGCGATCTCGTTATACGTCTCCGCCGCGATCAACTCCGGCTCAGACCAACGCCCACCACGAACAGCCCGCGCCACCGCACCATCAACAGGAGCGAAATCCACATACAACTCCCGAACGCGCTCCTCAGCGTTGTCCACGAACCGCACCCCGAACAGGTCCAGCAACTCCAAACTGGACAGCCTGCCCTGATGCCAATCCGCAACACTCAACCCGAAGAAGCGCCGCAGATCACTCGCTATCTGCCTCGGATACAGTCTCCAAAACCACTGGGCCTCCATCACTTTTCGAGTCGGACTCAGCTCGCTCCGCGATCGAGAAACCCTGCTCCGTCCACGCCCGCCACACATCACGCGCACCAGCGGGACGTCCGTTGATCTTCTTCGACCGCAGGACCTCGTAGGTGTCCATGCCCAGCACGACCTGAACGATCCGCACTTCACGCGGCGGCGATACACGCTTACCGTCCTTGTAGTACGGGGGGCCTTTCACCGCGCCGGGGCGGGTCTCCGCCGGCAGGACCATCTCGTTGCCGTCTCGGTCCTTAACTTTCTGCTCCGGGATGTACAGGTCAGGTTCCCGGTCGTAAGTTTCGATCTCTTCGAGGTACGCCTCGTAAGCTTCCAGAGCGTCGTCGTCGAGCATCCGCAGGTTCGGGTGCGGGGGGATCGTCATGGTGCTGCCGTCGTCGAACTGAAGGACACGGTCAGCGAACGGCGAATCGAACTCGGTGGCCTGTTCACGCGCGGCGGCACCATTGTTCTCGGGTTTCTTCACAGACATCAGGGGCTTCCTTAAAAAGGGGGGGGGCTTCGGGGTTGAGGGGTTGGGCTGGCTTTATGTGGGTGCCTGCCGGGTGGGTGCCAGCCCCAAACCAACCCACCCGGCAGGACGACTTACCGGCTAGCTGCCGTCCGAGTACTGCGCATCCCAGCCGGGGCCACCCATCCACACATAGAAGTAGCCGGGAACCAGGGCGATCGTCCCCGCCGGGTCAGGCCGCATGAAGTACTCATTCGGCAGCACCTTGTACGTCAGGTCCGCCGCGTCAGGGTCGATCTTCGACCGCTGCTTCGACGCCTGGTCGTCCAGCTTCACCGCCGGATAACCCTCAGCGCGGTAAATGAACCCGCCCGAGGTGCGGCGCGCGTACAGCAGCAGAAGCTGGTACTCCGCCGAATCAGCGTCCAGCAGCGGACCCTCACCGTAGTCAGGGGTACCGGGAAGAGCCACCAGCGGATTACCCGCGTTGTCGCACAACGGCAACTCCGACTCCAGCCGGTGAATCAGCGGATCAGCAGTACCGAGCGCCACGAACCGCACCGAGTACGACTTCTCCGTCACCTCAGAATCGACCGGGAACTTCGACTGCAACACCATCAGATCGTCAGAGGTGACGTCCGGTTCACGTTCCGCACCGCCATCCTCAGGGTTGCAGCCGATGTGCCACCAGCCCTCATTCGGGTCAGTGTTGTACTCGTACTTGCCGTTCACCTTCCGGCGGATGAACAGGTCGTCGCGAAGCTTTCCGTCCTGCGCAAACGGCGACCACTTCACCGTCACGCAATCATCCTCGAACGGCGACATGTCCGTCGCGGCACCGCGGTTGTCACGAATGAACACCGCCTGCAGGCCGCCACGCTCGATGAACGGCTTGTGAATGTCAGTGAATCCGCCGGCGCTCCAGTCGGTGCCGGTCAATGGCTGCGTCATAGGGACGCTCCTCTCATTTGGATAAGGGACCGGATTGCGAAAATTTCCGGCGAACAAAAAAGGGACCCGGCGCTACCGCCAGGCCCCTTGTCAGGGCTGAAACCTTCAACTAGATGTACTGAACACCGATCTCGTAGCGGCCCACATGCCGCACCAGGTGACCGTCGTCGTCATACTCGACGAGGACCGGTTTCATCAGTACACGCGCGTAGTCGATACGCGCAACAACACCACCGCCGAGCGGTATCTCCACCAGCGGGTTAACGACGAGCTCCAGCATCCGCTGATGCGTCAACTCGGCTTCATTCTCAGCGGCCTCATCAGACGCGGCGAACGTGTGCACCGACACGACAGCCGAATCGCTGCCCTCTTCGGGAACGTCACGCCCATCGACACGACGAACCACACGATGCGGCAACGGATCACCCGACAAGCGGCGGGTAGAAACCTTTCCCAAAGGGGACAGCCACGCCACCAGTACACGGTGGATACTCGGCGCTGAATCAGTCGCCATACGCGGTGCCGCCGAACTGTTTAGCTGTCTTCTGGGCAGGCGCGTACTCGTCGTTGTGCGCCGACCCGAACTCCACGAGATGCGCCTGCGGATCAGTCGCGCCGACCTTCCCGCGCCCCTTGTTCGTGGAACGTTCCGTCACCTGAACAGAATCACGGTAGGCGCCGGTGCCCACGGGAGAATTGTTCTTCCACGCGTCAACAACCTCGTCCATGAACTCGTTGACGCCCTCGTTCACCTCAGGCAGTTTGTCGAAATCGTCCAGCCGCACACCGAACTTCGCCAATGGATTTTTCCTGGAGGGACCGTTAGCCACGATTCATCACACCTTCCGCAGCTCCGCCACCAAACCCGGCGCCCAACCGTGAAAACCCATGTTCCAGTCACGAACCGCAACCACATCGAACACATCTGACCCGTACCCCACGCGGTCTTTCACCTTCACCGGCGAACCGGGCGGCAAGTACAGGTCAACATCGATCGTTTCGGTTTCCACAATCGAATACGTCCCCACCACCTGCACATGCGGGGCGAGTTGGATCACTGGAACAGACACCCCGGAACCGAACTGGGGAACCGTGTTCCCCAAACCATCCGACGAGTCACCGACGTGTGGATAGTGCGTCACCGTGTACGGAGTTGGGAACGTCATAGCCTGTGAATCGTGATCGTAGGTGCAGGGTTAGCGAACCGCTTCGCATCTTCCAACTCGTCCCGGGTGAACACTGCCGTCCCGGACACCCACTCTGCATTCCGCTGGGTGAACGGCCCTGCCGTCAGCGATACCGCCTGCGATGAAACCGAACCCGGCGTCACCGTCAGGTGACGTGCAGCGACCGCAGCCACAAACTCTGTTACAGAGTCGGGCACACCTCCGCCAACATACTCGACGATCACCACTGTGCCGGTAACGAGTGGACACCCATTTCGGGTGACATCCACATAGTTACCGTCTTGATTGAAGGCGACTTCTTCTCCACCGGTAAGCGTGACTGCTTCGACTTCATCCACCACACCAGGAAGCCACACGCGCCCATTGACGACCTGCGCCCGCACCCGAGTGGCCCCTGTGGTGAACACCCGCCCGGTGACGCGCTGGAAGGTGTCGCTGACACGTCCCAGCACGCCATCCACACGGGAAGACTGCTCCGGTGTGAGCGCTGCGGCGCTCGGTAATCCAAGCGCCGCAGCAACGTCATCGGCGGTAGCAAGCAACATCGCTGTGGCTAGCTGCCCGTCTTATTGAAGACGACCACACCAGTCGGGCGAACAACCTTGCCGCCGTACACGTGCAGAGCGCGGATACGGTCAGAGAAGCTGTCCTGGTCGCGCAGCGCCTCAACGGTGTCGATCTGCGACACATACGCAGCAGCCGACGGATGGAACGCGACGAACTGCTCATCGTCGGTGTCCCGAAGGTTGTTCGACTCCACGATCCGGGCACCCAGCAGGTTCCCGATGGTGCCCGCGCGCAGACCCGCAGCGTCGCCGGAGGTGTCCGCGCTGGTCAGCTTCGACCCGGACGAACGCAGCCAGTACGCCATCTCCGCGTTCACGACAACGACACGCCCCACGTTCGGGACGTTCGCCTTCGTCAGCTCCTTGAGCGCCGAAGCGATCAGGTCGAACGCATCATCAGCGTCCGTAGGCGCCGAACCGGTAAGCGCGGTTCCGTTGTCCACCAGCATGTCAGCGATGAACTTGTCGGTGTCGGTGGCCAGGGCCGTGGCACCCGCACGGGTGTACGCCTCCAGCGAACCCGCGACCTGAACACGGTCGATGTCATCGACGAGGAAGTCGATCGACTTCTCCTGATCGATGAGCAGATCGACGCCGGTGTCGGAAATCGCGTCCGCCGAGGTCTGCCGGCCAGCGGCCTTGTAGTCCTTGACGGTAGGTGCGACCACGCCAGCGATGTGGACCACGTTGCCCTTGTTTGCGATGCCCTCGTACTCGCGGTTGACGAGGTTGGCGAAAACGGTCTGGGCAGTCCACTCCTCCAGGAGCATGTCCGACCAGAGTTCAGGAATGAAGTTGTTGAAAGCCATTTTTGGCTCCCTTCTGTGTTAGTGGAGTTCTCCACGTAGATAGCTGTCGAGTCGGCCCTCTTCTCGCGCCTTCTTTCGCTCGGCAGGCGGCAGCGCCGCATACTCAGCCGGTGTGAGAGGCTTCGGGCCTTCAACCTTCTTGTCTGATGTGACTTCCGACGTCGGCACGGCCGACGATGCCGTTTTGGCCTTCAGCGCTTCTTCGATCCGCTTGTTGACGAACTCGTTCCACCGGTCGGCGGATTCGCGCATCTCTTCCTCAGTGTCGCCATGAATGAACTCCGGATCGACTTTCGTTTCACGCGCCACATCACTTCGGATGCGTTCACGCTCAGCCGTCTCGAACTTTCGTTCCAATTCTTCGATCCGGGACAGCGGGTCGTCGCCGATCTTTTCCTGCGACTCCCGCCATTTCTTGGCGTCCGCGAAGTTTTCCTTGGCTTGCGCCTCGTTCTTGCGGGCCATTTTCTTCCAGAACTCGACCGTCTCGGTTGGTTTCGGAGCTTGCGTGGGCTCCTCAACCGTGGCGGTTGCGTCCTGGTCGACTGCCGGTTCCACTGACTCCGTTACGGCGCTGTGTTCCGACGTTTCTGCTGTCACATCATCAGACATGAGGGTTTGTTTCCTTTGCGGATGGGTTTTTCCATGTGCCATGCCCCGTTACGGGACATGTGTGCGTTATCCAGACCGCCGAGGGTGTCAGCGCTGGATGCTTCTGGGGCCTGAGAACTTCTGGTCACGCCATGCGAGGACCGGCCCAACCTCGCCGTGCTCGCGAGTGACGATCAACTTCCGGTAGTCAACGGCGCGTCCGCCTCGGTCTGCGATACCCGCGAACGCCTTCACCTGGTCATGCGTCTCGTTGAGAAGCTCCGTGCTGATTGTGTCGAAGTCCATCCCCGGGGGGATCACGTCAATATCGCAATCACAGCCCGGATGAATGGGCATCAGCGAGTTTTTGCGGTACCGCATGGTTGATGCGATGACACACAGCGCGCAGTTCTCGTTGCCGGTCAAGACGCGGCGGTAGAACTGGACACCGCTGCGGGCGAACGACGCCCTAGCTTGGTGCGTCTTTGCAAGTTGCAGGTCGGTGCCCGCCAGGTTCTCGATACGGCGCTGACCGGCCCGGAGTGCCGCTGCGACGCTCTTACCTTCCGACAGTGCCGTACGTGCTGTGATCACAGGCCGCGCGTACACATTCTCCGACGGCACACCGCGAATCGCGGAAACCTCGACGGCCTGCACCGGTGACTGCTGGGTGACTTCTGCGATGTACACCGAAGTCATGGCAGCCATCGACTCTTGGGCCGCTTGGACAACCGGTGCCACCGAAGATGTCAGCTCTTGCAGTCCACTGTCAGACAGCGTTACCGATGTCCACGCTGCGGACACATATTCGAGCAGTCTGCGCCTCAGTTCAGCGGTCGCAGCCGCGTACTCAGCGTGATCCATCTTCCTGGGGACGCTGGGCGAACAAAGTTATCTGCTCACGCGCCCTATCAAGATCGTCCTGCTTGATCTGATCGGCGTTGTAGTTCAGGATGTTCCGCCGGATAGACGCCCACGACTCGCCGGCCGCCTTAGCCAGAGATGCTGCGGAATACTTCTCCCCCAGCGTCACACGATCTGGAGATTCGAACGACACATCCACTGTGTCCTTAACCGATTCGCCCTCAATCTGCAACGCCTTAACCAAGATGGCCTCAAGACCGATCTTCGCTATCGACAACCGATCCTCACACTTGAACAGGAAACCCTTTTCAATGTTGTGCGCACCCTCAGCTGACTGGTTCGCGCTGTCCGGCATCAGCATCGGCAGCGGAGTCTTGGTAGCCGACGACAACTGTCGAATATGCTCCTTGATCGCCGACAACATCGGAGTGAAGTCGTTCGTCTGCGATTCCCAGATATCAACCCCAGGGGGCAACTCCCACAACGCTCCCGGCGCGGCCTCAAAGATCGAGGCGTAATCGATCGCGTTGCCGTTCTCGTCAACCTTCGGCAATCCATGCTCCGTCGACTTCAACGCCCGCTGACGGAAAGCCTGGATCGCCATCGTGGACAACAACTGAAGCTCAGCCCGGTTGATCCGGTTGATGATGTCAATGTGAGGCTCCACCTCACCCATGCCATCAGGGTTCTGGTACACCACCACCGGCGGCGGCGAACCGGTCACTACAGCATCACCAACCGGAACCCACGAGTCTGAGATTCGCGTCACCAGCCTGCGCCGGGACGACGACTGCACAAAGCACGGCCGGGCGAACTTCTGCCACCCGTCACCCGACCACACAATCGCAAAATCCGACTCGGCATCGAGGTCCCGCCACCACCGCATCGCAGACCTGATCCGCCACGGCTGCAACGGGTCAACACTGACAACCATCGTCTCAGGAGAATCAGCTGTGATCGTCGCCGTACCGTCATCACGACGCCAGCACGTCAAATACGACTCGCCGAAGTCCAGCCCATACTTGACCCACTGCTTACACACAGAGTCCATGCGGTTATCCCGCCAAATGCGCCGTGCCCGCAACGCCAAATCACTATCGGCAGAACCACCAACCGTTATTCCGTTCGGGATGATCCGGTCAGCAACAGAATCCCGCACCATCAAACCCCAGTTGGTGCGCGCCTCACGCTGGAACGAACGCCACGCCGCAGACGTGTTCCGCGTCAACTCAGGAAGCGGAGCATCCCCATTGGAGTAACGCGCCAACAAACGCACCCGCGACATTCCGTCGTCGATACGCTTCGTCAGCACCGGGAGCCATTCCGCTGGCGTTGAAGCAGTCAACAGCTGACCCCCTCTCTGTCTCTATCGCGACTAGTAGATCCGTCTAGGCGCAAACACTTTCGGGCGCGGATGCGCACCATCACGACGCGCATCAACACACGCCTCCCACGACAACATCCCCGCCATCGCAGCATCAAACTTGTCGGCCAAACGGCCATCCTGCTTCTGCATCACCCACAACGGCTGGCCCGTATCGTCCACCAGCTTCAACTCACGCCGCCCCGCATGACCCATATGCTCAACAAACTTCGGCCGCCACACATTGGCAGCCAGCACCGCGTCACCAGTCGCCAGAGCATCGGCATAACCCTGCGTCGCAGCAGCCACACGCCTCAAACTGCCGCCACCACCAACAGCCCACTCCACAACCCGATCCGGGAAACGGCCCGCCCACGCAGCGATCGTCGAATCCCAGCCCCACGGGTCGCAGTACATGCGCCACACCTCAAACCGCGACATCATGTCCACAACGAGCGCAGTCACCTCATGCTCAGGGACTTCCCACTCTTCGACGTCCTCGGGCCGCTCCCAACAGCCCAACAACATCTGCCGGCCCGTCGCAATCTCAGTGACCACGACAGCCGTCGCATCTCTCCACCGCGACCCGTCAAACCCAGCAGTGACGAACGCTCCATCCGGCACCGTCTCATCACACTGCACCAGGCGCGTCATATCGAACGCCTGAGAGCCAGACTTACGCCACCGATTCAGATAGACCCGCTCCCAGTACGCACGATCAATACCGGTACGGTCGTAGTCCTTCGCGATCCGCTCAAACTGACCCGGACCCCACTCCCCAATAGGGCCAGTAGCATCCGCGACAGCAGCAACCCGCTTCTCCACCGTCGACAAATCATCATGCTCATCGCCAGCCCAACGGCGGAAAAAGAACAACGACGGGTCCTGCCGCTCACCCCTGGCGATCGACTCCGCCTCAGCAAGCACATCCTCTTCGATGCTGCCCTGACCAGGCTGCCCAGCAGTCGACGTGTACAACGTCCACGGGTCCTCCATCGGCCGCTTCGGCATGTTCTGCAACATCGTCTCGTGCGCATCACGATGCCTCGGCATAAACAACCGGTGCGGCTCATCGAAATGCTGAAACGTCGTCCGCGCGCCATCACGAGACCCCGGAGCATTCGACACAGCAACAGCGAACCCATCCTCACCACCCGAAGGCGACAACCGGACGATCCGCTCCTTGCTGATATCAAACAGATCAGCGTCAGGGCCGTTCTCCAAGATGTACTTCAGCACACCGAACGCAAGCTCTGACACCTGTTCCTCGGTGACCGCCATCATCGGAATCACAGGAGAACGAACCGGACGCCCCACGGGATTCCCAGCGGCGTCAAACCCGTCACACCGAACCGGAGCCTCCGGGTGCAGCTCCACGCCGCAAATCCACGCCGCGAACTCGGTCTTGGCTACACCCTTCCTCAGCTCGACGCCAGCCCGCTCAAACCGCCGCCGGCCAGCCAAACGGTGCCCACGCGGATACAGCTCGTACAGCCGATACACCAGCGCGCGCTTCTCATCATCGAGACGTGCGGCCTGCCCCGACAGTGAGCCAGGGCCGAACACCATCCGATCCTCAATGAAGTCGCACACCTGGGGACCTAACGTAGGAAACGTTAAATCCACAGGAGGGACTTGCAAGACAGCCATAAGGCCGTCAGGTCACAAGCTTCAAACGAGGATCGTCACCAGGCTCCGGTGGGCACACCGGCGCAGCCTCAGACTTCCGCCGCTTCGACCCCTTTGCCTTCGAATCCTCGGTGGCCTCAATCTGCCATTCCAGTCGGCGACGGGCCAGCGGATTCGTCCCGTAATCAGTGTCGGCCTTCTCCAACCGAACCTGAGCCTCCGCACGCGCCTTCGCGTTATCGGCAGTCCAAAAATCGTTATAGAGCATCGCCACACGGAACAACCCGTTGATATCCGAGTCTGTGTACTCCGGGGCCATCGGCGACGCCCAAATGTCATTCCACCAACGCACCGTCAACGGATGCCACGCAACACCATCCGGCAGGTCTGGCGCCACCACATCATGATCCGCCGACAACGTAGCCCGAGTCGAAGACTTATTGCGACGAGCACGCACAGAAGGATCTTTAGGTACAGGTGGCATGACTTCCTCCCATTTCGGGAATCAACAAGTGTTGGCGAAAACCGCAGGTCAGACCCCATTTCGGGGAAACCGCGAAACCCCCGGGTTCCGTACAGACCAAAATCTGCA